TGGTTCTAGAGCCGGTGGCCACAAGATCATCAAGAAATATGAACCGAACAATGAATCAACTGAAGACCTAAATATCCAACGTTATGCCGCACTTATCGGCAAAAACCTCATCAAAGAATAATAGTTCAATACGGACTGAAAGGAAAACAAAATGGCACTATTCGGCGTAACAGATGCAGAAATCTCTAAACCAAAGTGGTTATCTGCTGAAGATGCAGCAAAGGCATTCTTCGTCTCTTCTGAAGAAGCAGCACTGGCTTCTAACAAGGCAAAAGGTATCAAAGGTCCAGGCTGGTACCTGATCAAGACTAAAGATGAAGCTGGTGGCAATCAGCGCACGTTTATGGAGTGCTTGGTTGCTCTTGCTAATGCTACAGCTCTCAATTCTAAGTCTGGTGATGCTACAGATGACTTGGTGGTTGCTGATGTCGAGTTTGCTATTACCACACAACCAAGTGCAGCAAGTGTGACAGCTCCTGCCGCGGCAACATTCGGTGTGGTCGTTTCTGTGCCTGCTGGTGCTACGTATCAGTGGCAACAAAAGACTGGTGCTGCAGCATATGCAAACATTGCTAATGGTGGGGTGTATTCTACAGCAACTACTGCTACACTGAATATCTCTAATTCTACCGGTCTGAATGGTGTCAAGTATCGCTGTGTAATTACCAATGCCGCTAGCACTGCTCAAGTCACATCTAAGGGTGCTGAACTGACAGTAGCTTGATTCTGATTGCTATATGATGAATGAGAAAACCTTTCTCCAACTTGCTTTGCACTCATATGATAATCCACAGTGTATATCTGTGGATGAGTTCAAATAGGATCTCGATAGGTTTTCTCACATTAAAAAGATATTCAATAAGTATCTTGATGGTTCAGGAGCTAGCAATGAACGTCTAGTTCTGAACCATCTAGTTATTTGTTTTAATATATTTGGAAATTCCACATTGGATATGGTGTTTTATAAGATAGAAAGCCATCAATGGGGAACATTGATCCCATATCTTATATTTCTCAACAGATTATCTCCAAATTATCTGATTTCTGGAAAAACTCCTATAACAGATATAAAACTCGATGAAGTCATTATCGAAAAATTAAGAAAACTATGATCAATTATATCTACACTGCTACAATTACTAAGATAATAGATGGTGACACAGTCGATGCTATTGTTGATCTAGGTTTCAGTGTGCAGACAAAAATAAGATTTAGATTAAATGGCATTGATACACCAGAACTAAATTAGAAAAGTTCTGAAATTAAATCAATTGCATCTTAGGCTAAGCAGTTCTTAGTAGATCAAATTCTGAATAAACAAGTTACAATATTATCGACGAAGACCGATAAATATGGAAGATGGTTGGCTGATATCAATCTAGATTTAGATGCACCATCAATTAACAAACAATTAATTTCACTAGGTCTTGCTAAGAAATATCTAGGTGATAACAAAACAACTCTCTGGGAGTAATAAGTGCGCATTGTAGATAATCTCATAGCCCTTCGCATCATTTACTTGCTGACGGTCCCATTTGAAAAGACTGATGCATTTAAATTTGGTCTCATTGATGCTAATGGCAGCAAATTAAAAGATGCAGAAACTGCAGATGAGAAAAATTCTACTAGTATGTTGCATCGCCTGGTATGGAATATCAAGAAGGTTTTCGCACTAGTCCCAGGTGGCAAAACTAGAGTCGGATCTCTCGCAGCAGCGTATCTGTTGGTAAGAGAATAGATGGAATCCCAGCACTCAGAAGATCAAGCACTAAAGCACTTCCATGAGAATTTTGACAGAGTCTGGAATCTACCATTTGAAGAACGAGATTTGGTAGAAGATGCATTCGAAGCACTTTCAGAAGATGCTGCAGCAAACTCAGCAGGAGCTGGAGTTTCCACCGATGCTCCAGTCAAGAAATCTAAGATCGTAAGAAGATTTGCTGAATTTCAAGTGGACGATGACACATTTGGAAAATTCAGCAAAGGCAAGGCTAAATACCGTAGATGGAATCAATATCTTAATTTAGAAGACACCAGCCACAAAGAGATATATGATTTTGCAAAGAAGAATCCAACCGGAATTATTGTTCTGAAGGATTCAAAAGGGACGATGAAAGGTATTAGATATTCCAGAAAAGGTTCTGGTAATTGGGCTAATATCAAACGTAAGCCAAAGCAATTGGCCGAATCAGTTCATACAATTTATGATGAAATTGAAGTAATGGATATCTGATGATTGAATCTTTTATTATCTAGTACAGTTTTTCTATATTGATTATAGGTTCTGTACTATTCCTTGCCTCCTATATTCTTCCAATTGGTCAGTACAAGATAATAGGTCAATTCGTGGGTGTATTGCTAATTAGTCTAGGATTATTCTTTAAAGGTAAGGAATAGGAAAGACTTGATTGGGAAATTAAGATGGCTGAAGCTAGATTAGAAATTGCTTCTCTTCAAGCACAATCCGCTGATATAAATACACAGATTCTGACGGAGTTCTATCCTGAGATCAGATATATAGATAGAATCGAACAGCAAGTAGTGACTGAATTTGTTACCGTGAAGGATGATTCTGCTTGTACTATTAACAACGGTTTTGTGAGATTGCATGACTCAGTTGTGAATCAAGTTCTTATCAAGCCGGAGGAAACAGATTCTTCTCCATCCGAAGTTAAACTCAGTCAAGTCGGTTCAGTTGTCAAGGAGAATTATTCTACCTGCCAGAGAACTGCTCAACAACTCAAGTCTCTTCAAGAGTGGGTTCGCAGACAAGAAAAATTATGGAACGAAAAGAAATGAAATTCATTCTAGCATCGTTATGTGTTCTCATGCTGGCAGGTTGCTGCACAACTCCAATCGTTGAGAAACAAAAGTTTCCAATGCCGCCTACCGATCTGATGCAAGATCCCGTGAAGTTAAAGACACTGAACTAAGATAGTTCCATTACCAACGAACGGGGGAGGCATCTGGATTATCCTTTTAATATGATTGTATATTGAACGAATCCACTGTAAACCCCTCTTAGTAAAAAGTTTTTCTCCACTGTCAAAATTCCTTAGAAAATTGTTTAGAACTGTAAAAACACACAGCTAAGTGATTGATCTATATACACTTTTTTGATCGTTTTTTACGTCTAAGGGGTATCCCTTACCTTTTTGATAGAAAACACAGTTTTCTTAAGTCTCTCGTTTCTCCCTCGTTTTTATGATATAGTACTCAATATGAGTTACTACATTGACCTAAAATACACCAAACTACTAGGCGGCCGACTTCCTAACTTCAAGCAGAAGAGAGGGAATGTCTATGCTTTCTCTCATTCATGCGAGGACTTCGGCAAAAGCAGAGTTCAAGCTAGAGGGAACTTCTACCAGACGGATGATGGTATGATGTTTCATTGCTACCACTGTTCGGCTTCAAGCTCGTTCGGCAATTTCTTAAAGCAAGAAGACCCAAACTTGTATCAAGAGTACAGGATGGAGAAGTTTAAGGACTCTAGAGGAGGGCTTGCTACAACCAAGCCGCTGTTCACCTCCATAGTGAAACCGCAGCCAAAGCATGTAGAACTAGATCAAGACTTGATTCCTCTAACAAAGCTACCAGAAACCAGTTCTGTGATACAATATGTGATGTCCCGCAAGATTCCAAAAGAGTCATGGCCGGACATTAGCATCGCCAAGAACTTCTATAAATTTGCAGCGAAGTATGATGAAGTTTTTGAGAAGTTAAATAGTCCCCATCCGAGATTAGTATTTCCTTTTTATGATTCAGATGGATCTGTTATTTGCTATTCAGGTCGTTCCTTCGGAGCAGAACAGCCAAAATATGTTACTGTGATGGTAGACAAAGCTAGACCAAAAATTTACGGTCTATGGAAGTTGGATATGAACAGAGATATTCTGGCTGTTGAAGGTCAGATTGATTCTCTGTTCCTTGATAATTGCATAGCAGTAAACGGTGGTGATTTTAGTCTTCCATTTCTCGAACAAAATAGAGAAAAGATTATAGTAATACCAGATTCTGATTGGAAAAGAAATAAGCAGGTGTATCAATCATTGGAGAGGATTATTAATGATGGGTTCAGAGTATCGTTGATGCCCGAATCTGTTCCGTGGAAAGATATAAATGATTGTGTTGTCAAAGGTAATTTGTCTAAACAGAAAGTGATGGAAATAATTATGCAAAATGTGACCAGTGGATTGAAGGCCAAACTAGAGATTAGTCATAGGAAGAAATTCTAAGACATGATTGATTATAAGAAACTTTTCTCGTGTTTCCCGGTGATCGAAGATCAATTCGATCTATTAGCAATTGATTGTATTAAAGTAGAATAGGATACTGATACATTTTATGTGCCTATAATCAGATTCATGATTAGGAATCATACAGAAAAGAAAGTAGAAGCTGGTTTTACTATCAGAACGGGTGCAGTCTGCAATGAATTATATGAAGTTGCGGAATTCATTGGCAAGTTAACTTCCACAGGTTTCTTTATAGCCGATGTTTGCGCATATGGGACTGTATATGATGAAGATATGAATGAAATTGAAGATGTTAATTGGAATGGGATTATTAAATTGATGACGGAAGATATTGATACACACAATTATGACGAACAAAAACCAACTTACTTACATTGAGGTAAAATGCTAGCAAAACACTTAATCCCGATCGATACGGATCCAGTTCCACAATAGTTTACGGACAAACAACTCAAGATATTTTGGTTACCAGAAGAAGTTAATGTAGAAAAAGATATTCAGGATGTGTTGGTAAATTTCACCCCAGCGGAAAAGCACGGTGTGATTACTACATTGAAATTATTCTAGTTGTATGAAACTCATGCCGGAGACGAATGGTGGGGTGGTAGATTCAAGGAGATGTTTGATGGTGTGGAATGGCACCGGATGGCTTCTACTTTTGCAATGTTTGAACTTGCCGTTCACGGTCCGTTCTACAATAAGATCAACCAATTGTTGCATCTTGATGATGAAAACTTCTACATGTAGTATCTGGACAACCCCGTACTAAAAGAACGTATGGAGCATATTGCACAGATCATTTCTGAAGAAGATGAACTCGCTGCTCTTGCTACTTTCTCTATGGTCGAAGGTGTCGTTCTTTATTCTGCCTTCGCATACTTGAAACACTTCCAATCTCAGGGTAAAAATAAACTGCTGAATGTCGTTCGCGGTATCAATTTCTCACTACGTGATGAAAATCTCCACGCACTCGCTTCTGCTTATGCCTTCAAGGTTAAGGCCAAGAATGCAGGTCTGAATGCAGAACAATGGGAATCACTGAAGGGTAAAATTACAACAGCTGCTCTTAAAATCTTCGAACATGAAGATGAAATCATCGATATGGTTTTTGAAAAAGGTACTCAGGACGGTATCACAGCCAAACAGTTGAAGAACTTTGTCAAAGCAAGAATCAATGAATGCTTCAAGCAACTTGGTTTCCAATCTTTGTTTGATGTGACATATGATCCAATCTCTGATTGGTTCTATAAAGCGATCAATGATTATACGTTCAATGATTTCTTTTAGGGGATGTAGAGGGAATATGCTAGAGATTGGGATGAGTCTAAATTTGTTTGGAAGGTTTGAATATGTCGGTTAGCATTTATGAAAAGTTGTCTGAAGAACGAAAGCGTCTTCAAGAAGAAGGTCTTGTCCCTGAGTGGTATACATCTGGTGGGTATCAGTTGTTCAAGGAAAAATATGAGTATGAGACGGGTGGAAGAAGTGTCCGCGGACAGTTCGAGAGGATTGCAATAACTGCTGCAAAACACCTTAAAGGTACTAAATACGAAACTCAGGCTGAAACCAAGTTCTTCAATCTCTTATGGGAAGGTCTGATGAGTCCTTCTACGCCAGTTCTGGCGAATATGGGTACCAATCGCGGTATGCCAGTGAGTTGTTCTGGCGGCACTATTGAAGATAGCATCTATGGTTTCTATTCTGATCTGACTGAGACTGCACTTCTCACAAAACACGGGTTTGGTACTAGTTCTTATTTGGGTGATATTCGTCCACGTGGCACACCTATCTCTGTTGGTGGCAAGGCATCTGGTGTTCTTCCCGTGTTCAAGGATCGCATTCATACCATGCGAAATGTAGCACAAGGTACTGCGCGGCGTGGCGCATGGGCAGGATACTTGCCTATTGATCATGGCGACTTTGATGAGATTGCAGATTATGTTGCTGCAGAACCTGATGATGCAAATATCGGATGGAATATCACAGACAAGTATATCGAAGATCTTAAGTCCGGCGATGCTGAAGCATCTAGAAGATTCAGCAAAGTACTCAAGTTAAAGATGCTCACAGGCAAGGGATACTTCTGCTTTATCGACAAGATCAACCGTAACAACCCAGAGACATACAAGAAGTTTGGTCTCACAGTGAAGACATCTAATCTATGTGACGAGATTACTCTGTTTGCAGGGATGTACAAAGGTGAAGAACATACTTTTACGTGTGTACTATCCTCGGCAAATATGGTAAAATGGGATCTGATCAAAAATTCTGATGCTATCTTCTGGATGACGATCTTCTTGGATTGTGTTGCTTCTGAGTTTATCGAGCGTGCACATAATGTCAAAGGACTAGAATCTGCAGTTCGTGCTACTGTAAGAGGTCGTGCCCTAGGTCTCGGCCAGTGTGGTTTCCATACTTTGCTTCAAGAGAGAATGCTGCCATTTGAGGGCCTGGAAGCACACATGTTGTCTCAGGAGATTGCAAAACATATTCATGATGAATCTCTACGCGCTTCTCGTGATCTAGCTATCGAACTTGGTGAACCTGAGTGGTGTGAAGGTTCCGGACTCAGAAACACACATAGGATTGCTATTGCTCCTACCAAGTCCACTGCTTTGCTAATGGGTGGTATCTCTGAGGGTATTAATCCAGATCCTGCTATGACATTCACTCAATCCACCGCTGCTGGTGAAGTTGACAGAATCAACCCAACACTTTTGAAGTTGATGAAGAAGAAGGGTGTGTACACTAAGCAGAATATCGCTCAGGTCACAGAAGCATTTGGTTCTGTTCAGCACGTTGAGTGGCTCGACACCTTTGAGAAGTCTGTATTCAAGACTGCATTCGAAATTGATCAAATGGCTATTCTTCGTTTGGCATCCGCTAGGGGTAAATTTGTTGATCAGTGGCAGTCTCTTAACCTCTTCTGTTCAGCAGAGGAAGATGAAGAAAAAATTGCAGCAGTACATCAAGCTGCCTTCATGGACGAGGGTATTCGCGGGTTGTATTACATTTACAGTAAGTCTGGTATTGCCGCATCTAAAATTACAGAATGCGTTGCCTGTAGTTAAGAAATAGAATCTGGAATCGGTCTCCGATTCCAGAGTTTAATCCATCCATGATGAGACATCTATTCTAGTTTATCTGGTGGAATTCTAGTTCGTTGTTTTGTGTGTATATTGGCGACCCATATCATTCCTTTACCAGAATCTTCTGGTTTTCTAGAATTTAACATCTTATTCAATGTTTCTTTATTAAACATTGGATTGTTATATTTCATCCTTTCTTTGCTTTTCTCTAATGTCGCTGGTTTATTAGAAGAAGATTTATATTCGCCATTCTTTCTGCCTATTTTTAATCGCGCACCTACTTTTTTAGCTATATCTTTATTAAACATTGGATTGTTATATTTCATTCTTTCTTTGTGATACATTCTACCGAATGCTCCATTAGCGCTAGCAATTCCTTGATTGATATAAAGATCATTTTTAGCTACACTCAATAATCTATGTAATTTTTCTTCTTTTTCTAATGCAGATTGTCGAGTGTCTGTATGACAGACTATGACGGTTTTAAAATTCTGTGGATTGTGTTTAAGTTCATAACGCCAAATGTGTTTATATTTCTTTGATGATACCTAACCCCTGTATCCTTCATTAACTTTTTGAATACTGGATGATCCAATGTAAAAAGGGGGAAGTCTGTTTCCGCGATATATAGTCAAATACACACAAAATAAGTTTGAGCTGGTCATAAGGCCTTTCGTTGGGTTGATTAGAGGTACTGGGAATTGGCGTTCCGCGAGTACCACCTATTTATAAATTTTCAATAAACGGCATTAGCTTGCCAATGATTCAAGGAGCAAATATGAAACTAGTTAAGATTAGCGCCGCTTGGTGCCAGCCCTGCAAAGGATTGCAAATGACACTGAATGATGTCGATCACCCTCTTGTTCATTCTATGGAGAAGGTTGACATCGACACACAGATTGATAGAGCCATGAAATTCGGTGTCCGTTCAGTTCCAACTATGGTGATCGTAGATGAGAATGATCAAGTCATCCGAACTATGAATGGTAATCAACCCAAGGAAAAGATTCTGGAATTCTTGGCCTGAAGCAATGAGATGAATATATAGACCTGAGCGTATTTTACTATATGAAAGGTCTCTATAATGTCTCAAAAGGTTGTTTTTACATGCGATGATTGCGGTGTTGATGTCAAAGTTATTCTCGGCGATGACTTTGATGATGCACAAGTTTAGTATTGTCCAGTGTGCGGTTCTCCTGCACCACTAGATGAAACTGACGATGAGTGATCAATGGTTGTTAAATGGTAATCCGGTAGATGAGCCACCAGATAAAGCTGTTGGGTTCATCTACCGGATTGTTCGTTTGGACACCGGCCGGCAGTATCTGGGAAAGAAACTTCTCCAGTTCCGTCGTACTAAACAAGTGAAGGGTGTCAAGAAAAAGATGATGGTGGAGTAGGACTGGAAGACTTACTTTGGGTCCAATCAAGAACTCCAAGAAGAAGTCAAACTACTTGGTGCCGATAAGTTTCGTAGAGAGATCATCAAGTTCTGTTTCTAGAAGTAGGAGTGCAACTACGAAGAGACTCGGTACATCATGGAAGAAAGAGCGATGTTCAGTGAAGACTACTATAACCAATGGTTCTAGTGCAAAATCACTAAGAAACATGTTCAGTAGGCACTGAAAAAGAATGCATTCTGAGTGTACTTTTATTCGGAAGTGTGTTATAATACATCTATGAAAACAAAATGTGAAACAGTGAGGTCTTTGAAATGATTTTTCCCATTCTCGGCTTGATTATTTTTGGTGTGATTATGTGGTTGGTCACAATCTTCTTGAAACTGGTGAATGCCCCGTGTTACGCACGTGATCTTTCTTGGTTTCTGTTGTTGCTTCCTATCACTGCATTGTTGACTATCGGTGCCCTCTTTGCTGCCGGTGCTACTTTTTTCTTTATGATTTTCCAACTTATTGGCCGATGATTGAAAGTACTAAAATGATGAAATATCGCAAAATTGAAGTTGCTATTCTCTCCGCAAAACGCGAGCGAAATCTCCAACGAATGGAAGATATTAAGATGATTCTCGAGCACAAAACTCGTATTCTGGACATGGAAGCAGATCAATCTATGAAGCGATCAGGTTTCACCAAATCCCAGAAGTTCAAGGATATCTCAGAAGAATATTCTTTGGTTCAACGTCTGCACCGCCTGACACAAGCTTATGCCTGGAGTTGAAATCTTTGAGAGAGTCGACTTAGTAAAGTTGGCTCAGAATCCCCCGAATCTGATCTTCAAATCAGCCGTAGAATTTTCGGAGTTTGTGGAAACACTTGCAAACAGAGATTCTACCACTATCACTTCAGTCCTTGTTGACTATTGTGAAGTATATGATCTTGAGTATGAAACTCTTGCAAGGATGCTGACACAGTCCCTTAAGGACAAAGTAGCAACAGAGATGCAAGATGCAGGCCTTTTGCCAAAATCAAATCGCCTTGAATTTTGTGATTAAGCACTGTTTACTTCTATCGAGATTTTGATAGAATAAATAAGTGCAGAGGGTGAAAACCTCTTATCAGAAGTGCTATATGCACTATAATTGTAGCGGCAAGTCCGCTTTAACTTAAAGGAAAATAAAATGAGCTTTTCACTTGGAGATCTAAGAAAATCACGTGGCGACTTCGCTTCTCTGCAACAAGCCTTGAAAAAGACTACATAGTACGAGAAGGATGATAACGATGATTTCTTCAAATTGGAACGTGACAAAGCCGGTAACGGTTCTGCTGTCATTCGCTTCCTGCCAAAACACCCCGATGACGAACTACCATGGGTGAGCATTTACAACCATGCTTTCCAAGGCCCTACCGGTCGTTGGTACATTGAGAACAGCCGCACCACTTTGGGTGAAGCAGATCCAGTCTCCGAGCACAATGCTGCTCTGTGGAAGACCGGATTGGAAGCAGACAAAGAATCTGCTCGCAAATCCAAGCGTCGCCTGAACTACATTGCAAACATTCTGATTGTGTCTTGCCCAGGTAAGCCAGAATTGGAAGGAAGTGTGATGAAGTTCAAGTTCGGCAAGAAAATCTTTGAAAAGTTGATGGAATCCGCCAACCCAACATTCGAAGATGAGAAGCCGCTGAACCCATTCGATCCGTTCGAAGGTGCAAACTTCAAACTCCGCATGCGTCAAGTAGAAGGTTATCCTAACTACGACAAGTCTGAGTTCGCTGATCCTGCTCCTATCGCCGGCTCTGATGAAGAAATCGTTGAAATTCTCAACAAAATGCAGCCACTGAAGGAACTGATTGCTCCTGCCAAGTTCAAGTCATACGATGAGCTCAAGCGTAAGTTTGAATCCGTCATGAATGGAACTCCTGCAGGTACTAAGACTGCTGAGGAAGTTGCAGAGTCCATGTCCTCGATGCCTGTTGCTGCTCCTAAGGCACAAGGTAAGACTGTTGCTGAACCAAAAGTTCAGACAAAAGCCAAACCTGCTCCTCAAGCAGAACCAGATGCCGGCGAAGACGACATTGAGCAGTATTTTAAGAGTATTGGTGAGTAATTAGATTCATCTGACTGGAGAACGAAAAATATGAATTCCCCAGTCAGTATCTGTTAACTATCTAAAGCCGAGTTTATCTCCTTTGGAATTATATGCTAAGCATTTCCAGTGTGAGATAAACTCTTTTTTAGTTTAGTTTCTTGAGATTCTTCTTTTCTCTTAATATTTTTTCTGTCAGTTATTGTGAACTCTCCAGAAATAATTCTGTGATCATTTTTGTCAACATCAAATTTCTTGTGGAGTTTGATTTCGCGAGCAAGTGCTTCTTCTTTTGTATTGAATATTCCAACTATTTTATATCTGTAATTTTGTGGATTTTTCTTCTGATCTAGGATGAAATCTAGATCTGTCTAGGAACTAAAGTATTTCTTTCCTAGAATATTTTTGGGATGTTGAGCAGAAGATTTGTAACCGTAGTAGTGTTTGCCTTCTACTAGGTTTGTTATGCGGTAGACGCAATAATAAATAGTTTCGTTGGTCATATAGATCCTTAAGATGGGTTGACTAAAGGTACTGGGAATGGGGATTCCGCGAGTACCACATTATTTATGTTTCTTAAATTTGGAGAAGATTATGTTTGACAAAAAGACACAAGCAGAAGCACTGGAACGCATGGTTGCTTTCCACACTCGTGCTGGCAACAAAGAAGCAGCAGTTGCTGTTCAGACTGAACTTGATGGAGTTCTGGCTCAGATTGAAGCAGACAAGCCTGCTGAAATCGTTGCAGAAGAATTCACCGAAGCAGTTGAAGTGCCGATTGAAGCCCCACAGGGGAAGAAAATCCGAAAAGCAAAATCTGCTTGAAGAAAAGGGACCGAAAGGTCCCTTTGTAGTTTAGAAAGCAAACCTTCTAGATTCTACCTTGATATACTATGGTTCAGGGTTTCTAATCTGAGGTCTCATGATGTTCTGTGTAGTATTGTTAACAGTTCTGGGTGCATTGACGATAGTAGGTGCTACAACTTGTTTGTCTTCCTTCTTCTCTGTTGCAAGTTCTTCAGAGATAGACTCAATAGCATGAGTGGCAGATTCCATTTTGCTATCTGATTTTTCGATCAGTGCATTATCAATCCTACGGACATCAGTAGATGCATTCTCTGTTTTCTCAATATTGTTATCAATCCTACGGACATCAGTAGATGCATTTTCCTACTTGTTGATGATGCTGGATTTCTCAATCTTCATGCCAAGTGCCTCTGCCTTCTGGGCAAGATCTGGAGAAATTTTCTCACCTGCTTTGAGTTTCTTCTCAACAAGTTCTTTCACGGCATTATCATCTGCCTCTTTCATCTTCTGTTCATCGGACTTTAACCCTAGCATATTTCCAAGTTTAGAACCCTGAAATGAATCTACAGCAGAATGTATATTACCACCGACAGTATCTCCTGTCATCTATTCAACAGCAGAATTGATACCTTTCCCTACTGCTAGGCCTGCGGCACCTGCTCCTAATATTGCTAATGCGGGTCCTAATAGCGGTGCTAGGCCACTCATTAGCTAACCAATAGAACCAGCTATTCCGGAGATCATAGGTATGAATCTACCGAACATGCCGGTAAGACTTTTCAATGGCCCACTGAATAGTGCCTTAGCTCCATCCAGAAGAGTGCCAAGTAGTGATTTCTTTTCTTCCTTCTCTTCTTTCTTTTCTGGTGGTGGATTCAACTGTTTGATGCGAGATTCAAGATCTGCTTCTTTATCTTGTGCATCGTTCCCCTCTAGTTGAGCATTAAGTTTGATCAATTCCTCAAGTTGAGATTTGTTCAACTTCATGATCTCATCTTCTACACCTTGCATGATGCCACCCATTCTTTCTGGGTGCTATTTCTGCAGTGCTTCTTTTTCCTCTGGAGATGCTTGACTGAATGCTTCTTCCATCCCAGCCTTAATGCCTTCGATGAGTTCCTTGCGCAGAGAGTCGGCTTCATCGTCAGACATTCCGGACTTTTTCTACTATGGTTTTTCTTCTGATGGTTCCTTTACAGGATCAAGACCTTCCTTGATCGTAGCATTGATCTTGGTTAATTGGGATTCCCATTTCTTTAGATCTTCTAATTCTGCTTCTGGCAAATCTACTTCTACTCCAGCTTCTTTACCTTTTTCTTTCAATGCAGATTGCTTAGCCTTCTTAGCTTCAACCAAATTTTCAATTCGGGATCTGTCTTTGTACAAGGTAGAGATCTGTTTAAGACCACCCTCTTTACCTTCCTTCTCCATAATCTGTCTGCCGAACTTAGTACCATGTGCAACAGTAGCAACAAAGTCGGACTCCTTGCGCTTGTTTTCTGCTCTCTGATCAAGTTTATTAGCAACAGATCCCATGATAGCACCAAGAACAGGTTTGTCTGCTAAATGGTCTGCTGCCATGCCAGCGATACCCCCCAGACTAGTGAACTTACTTTTCAGTTCCTTGGCCTTATCAATCATCCCGCCGATAGTTGGGCGATCCTTGCCCTTCTGATTCTTCTACTCTTTCTCTACCTTCTTCAGATGCTTTGTCAGATCGGTCAGAGCATGAACTAATTTGTCTGAGTTCTTTTTCTCTGCTTCTTGTATCTTGTCTATCTTCTGTTCAAGACCGTCTGATGAAAGTGCACCAGAGATAGATTTTGAGATGTTAGCTAGCATTCTTTTGTCTTTTCTTTTCCAAGTGTTGTAACAAGAGGCCGATGTAAATCTCGCGTTCGTATGGTAACATTTCTTCTAGCTCTGTCAAAGAGTAATTGAACTCATGCCGCAACAAGAAATTTGTGCGATAATGATTTTCAAGACTATCATGACAGAGCATGATCAGAAAAAATTAGCCAGACCTCTTACCTTTTTAGTATGATCTTTTCTGCATTTTGTGCAGCGATATTTCAATTCACCTTCCAGATAAGGCATCTCTTCAAAGAAACCTTCTAGTTTTCTATATGACTGTGGATTCAAACCGTCGATAAATTCTACGATTGCTTGTGGTGGTTCTTCATCGACATGAATTACCTCATCGCCGTGATAGATCAGATCAATAGATGACTTGATCGCTTCATACTTCTTGTCAGATTCTGATTGAATAAACTCAATGCGCAGAGAATCTTCCACAGACGGATATTTCATCTTCACGGCGATGGTATCCGATAGTTTGATTGTCTTAGAGATACCCTCGGGGAAGATTACCTGCAACTGAGATAGATCATATCTGTACTCGATTGAGACATCTTTACACTCCGCTTCGTCGCATCCGATCTTGATTACTGCTACTTCTCCAACAGATTTAGATCTGATCTGGGAAAAGATATACTCTAGGTCAAATGATGTTAATGATTTTGGTGCCGGATTGAGACAGTTGAGAACGACTTGATTCAGTGTCTAGATCATGACAGACCCGTCACCCGATTCGTCTGCCGTCAACAGCGCGCGTTCTTCTTTTACATTGTAAGCGCGAAATTTTACTTTTTCTTGAGTCTATGGTATAATCACATCATACAGAGGTGAAACATTTATATTTGCTAATTTAGATTGTGTCGCCATTTCCAGACATCCTTTTCATAATCAATTCATTAAGATCTTTAGTCGTTCCTACAAAGAACGCATTATTCGTTGTCACATTGCCAACACCTTGTTGAGGTGTGGTTCCGTTACCTCTATTTAGATCTTGTTTCTTCCCGTGGATATCCATCAATTGCAAGTTCATGTCAGTCAGATTCTTGATCATAGTAGAAACTACTTCATATGCTCGGGGAGATTCTGAATCTCTAGCAACTGATGCTGCATCCTCTACCGCACCCATGCCAATTTCAATAAGTTTTCTGATGTTATCGGATGCGTACTCTGCATCATGCTAAATCTCGTCTCCCTGAACCATAGGTGCCTGTGGGGTGGGTTGCTGGTATGGTTCAACATCAAAAACTTCACTTATAGCTTTACTCATTTGAGTCTCCTGCTCTATCTGCTAGCACATTTGCTGCATTCATTGTGTTCGATCCATTGTTCTAGAACGCCCTGCTCATCTAATTCATTGCATTCTCTATTGATTTAGAGAAACCTTCTTTTCCAGCTAGCTGACCTTGTACCTGTTGGAAAATAGAACTTGTTGCAGACATGTTAGCACCAACTGTCTGCAGACCGCCAGACAGCCCTCGTAGATTTGCTGCTTGTCCAATTTTACCGCCAGCGCCATATAGTTCTCTGGCCACTTTCTAGAATGGCTATGAATTGATCCCCAACATAGATAAAGTTCCATCTATCTACGACAGTGTGCCGCCCAGAGAAGTGACTGCTTGGCCGATGATGCTAGCAGGTTTGGTTATGCTCGAGACATTCTTGCCCAATTCTACAAGACCCTGAGCGTACCCAGACATGTCTGAGGAAATCGTTTTAGCATGAAGAGCCATCTGAGATACATATGCAGCACCCTGGCTCGTTGACACCGGCACAACCATCATTGCTGCTGCAAGTGAGTTCCCTGCTCTGCCAAATGTGTTCTGCACACTGTTGCCAAAATTGATGATATCGCTTGACACATTCCCGGTGATTCTAGAGAATGCACCATTCTACATGGTATTACCGGTAGTACTGCCAGATGCTGTGACCCCAGTAAATATATTCTGGTTCTCCGGAGACATTGTCCCATTGGCATTCATAAACTCAAAGCCACTGAACTTCTGTCCATTGAAATAATATGCTGTTCCTGGCTTGATGTCACCGGCAAATACTGGGACTGCAGTCGGCAACTTCTTATCAAAGATAGATGATTGGCCTCCGTACTTCACATCAAAGAAACTCTATTCCCACCACTTATATGAAATTGTGACGGGTATCTTTATGATCTATTCATTTGAATAATCGAGTTGTATATTTCCTATCGCAGTAGGATATGCTTCAAATAATGTTACTCTGTGAACATCTTTTCCGTACTTGTCTGTTATGTAGATTTCAATATCTTTTGTGTATTGTTCATAGTAATTGAACGATCTTGTATTGCGATCGAAAACAGAATCTAACCAATCCTCTAGAGCATACTTAACATCCATAGTAGAATCACAAATGAAAGACAATTGAATTGGCTGATACATTGGTGCATGAGGGAGTGTAGTCAATTCTCCAAATTGCCTGATTTCTGTTGTCATCAAATTGATGCCAGGTAGATCCGCAGTATCACAGAACATGAGCAAATCTTTGTCCTAAGAATTAGGGCTAAAGTTAGGAATGACAATATAGAAATGAGATGCAGAAAGCAGACCATTCTTCTTTACTCTGGCAATAAAATTGCTCAGGCTGGATTTAGCATCACTCATCTGTATTTCCTACTTTCTTTCCAAACTGTTTCTTTACTTGCACCAACAAATCTTTGCACTGGTAACATCAGTGCAGTGTGCCAAAATTCTGGTGGTACTTCACAGAATGGTGACATTACATGTTCTGTGAGATATTGTTTTACACATGCCTGCGCTGGAGCCAATCTCGAAGCTTGAGCTACCGTTGCCCATGAATATTTGATCTTTGTAGTCTCAGTCAGATGTTTCGCACCTGCCGTCTCTAGTAAATTCTGAAACAGAGCCATGCGCATCTTGTAGTCAAGATAATGCATGTTCAGCCCAATGAAACCACCCTGAGTTTTTGCAAATGGTAGCACAAGTGGGAACTGGTCATAGAAAGGTAGAGTTTCTTTAAACTTGGGATTGTAAAAGTAGAAGTACATCTTTCCTGGTACTAATCGACTTGTCAGATGCATCCCTGCTTCATTCATAACTCTGTTCGGTGTTATCTTTTTTGACGACAGTCTTTTTACTTGCTCGTCAAACCACGCGGAGGACTTTTTAACTTCCTCCGCGTTGATTCTTGATAACTCGAATACTGTTTTCTTGTTCTGTCCTGCCATATTAGACTTTTAAATGTTTCTCTGTAAGTACAACAAATTCAACCCCCATCTTATTACAGAATCTTGATGCCGCTTCCCACTTCGCTTGATTGATGGCATATGTAGCGGATTCATTCAGGTATCGGACTTTGTTCCTGTTAGGTTTAGGTGGGACGGTCTGTGCTTCTGGCTTGATCTCTACTGCATATTTCTTTATCTCACCTTGCCGAGTCTTGACCATGATCATGAAATCTACGAAGTATCTGTGCTGCAATCCGTCCACTGGACTCATATACGGAACTACTAATTCCTCAGAGTTCCACTTGATTACTCCGGGATTCTGATCTGCCCATGACATGAATTTCTTTTCCCACTACTACCGGAAAAAAATTTTTGACTTGTCTCCCACATACTTGTCAGGGTTCTTGAGACTGTATTTACCTTGATGAAATTTTGCCATGTCACGCTATTAAATAGTATAGTTGTTACTATATTTAGGATCCACAAATGGGATTAGTTTACAAAAGAGAATCATATACGAAAGCTGAAGGTTATGTTGATGCAAAAGGTAATGCAATGTACGCTCTGAGTATGCAGCAGGACAAATTTGCATTGCAATATCCTATCACATTGGATTCTAGCCCAGAGTTCGGTGGAAATAAAGTAGTATTCTTCATCAATGTGTCCGGGAATAGTAAAACATTGGGGCAAGGCTCCGGCCAGGATGCTGAAGATTATAGAGGTTATGCACAAGATCTTCCGCCAAACGAGTATTACAAAGCATCTGGAGAGAAGTTAAAAGAGACAATTAGGGATTGGACTGGTGCGTAGGATTCAAATCTCATTGTTGCACCTATGAAACGTCTCATGGCAGCGATTACATTGTATGTGCCAAATGCTCTTTCTAACACATACTCCGTCAACTGGTCAGAGGAAGATCTCACAAACGGAAGTCTTGTTGAAGATGCTTCCACTGCTTTGGGTGTGGGAAAGGGTTCTGCTAGTATCAATGATGTTGTGGCACTAGGTGCTACTGCAATCGGTAGAAAAATTCTTGATGGCCAGAATTACGTCCAGAAAGCTACTAGAATTACTGCCGGCAACTCTAAGATGGAACAACTCTTCAAGGGTGTAGATTTCCGTACTTTCTCATATGATTATGATTTTGCGCCAAGAAGTGAAGCCGAAGCGAATGCTGTTCTTGACATTGTCCGTATGTTCCGTCATCACATGCTGCCAGAATACGCGGACAAGAACAACTACCTGTACATTTACCCATAGGAATTTGAGATCAAATACTTCAAGGGTGATGCAGAGAACACGTATTTGGAAAAACAGATGACCGCTGTGTTGACTAACTGTACAGTTAATTATACACCAAATGGACAATTTAATACTTTTGCTAACGGGATGCCTACACAAATAAGATTGCAACTGCAGTTTAAAGAGTTGGGTGTTCCTACCAAGGAGACATCTCCTTTCAATAAGTAGGGAATCTGATCATGTCTTACTTCAATAATTTCCCAACTGTAGCATATAACTTTGAGATAGATGGAAAAGTAACACTAGTTGCTATCAAAGATATTGCATTGAATGTCAGAGTCAGAAAAGAGATTCTTCAGAACATTACTCTGTTCGACGAATATGACATCGAAGATAACGAGACGTTTGACATCATTTCTGAAAAATTATATGGCAAACCAATCTATCATTGGACCATAATGCTACTTAATCAAAGATTTGATTACAGAAAAGATTTCCCATTAACATCTGTACAGTTAATAAGATACTGCGAACAGAAATATGGCAAAGAACATGTATATGATCAGCATATGATCTTCGGTAATTTGCATTATGAAGATAGAGATGGGAATATTGTATAGAAATTAACACAAGAGCAATTCACTGCATTGTATCCTTATGATTCATACTCTGATTATCAATAGTCTTTAATTGATCTAGTTTCACCAAATTATCCAACTCTGTTGACAGAAGAACAATATAATGAGATCTATCCAATGTATGGTCTTGGGACTATGTTTTCAGTACCATCTGAAACATATCAAGAGTATCTTTACAAAAGACAACAGATCATCGATGATATGAATCAGACCATTCTCCGTACTGGAATGTCTGAATATCAATTTAGTCAATCTTATCCATATGCATAGTATGAAGAATACAGTAGAGGATTTGAATCTATTAGTAACTTCGAATATGAAGATAGATTAAATGAATCCAAGAGAAGAATTAGAGTACTAAACCCTGCTATGATTGATAAGGTTGTATCAGATATTCAAAGATTATTGTCAGGTGTGTGATGGCAGAAACAACAGAATTTTCTACCCAAGCAGGTGAATATGAATTAGATTTCTTCGAACTGTTATTAGCAGAAGGAGAAGGTATTGATATCACCGAACAGATTGACCTGATTAACATATACGAGGATATGTACTCACCTTTCATTACTGGAAAAGTAGTAATGAGAGATACAATTGACATACCAAATTATCTCGGGCGAGGTGGTAAGGATCTTATCAATCTATCTATCCGAACAAAGGGTATCGACAAGAATAAACCTAGGAATGTGATATCAGGATTATTCTGGGTTTATAAAATGGGTGATAGAACTATGGTTGGAGATAGAATGCAACAATATGCATTCTATTTTGCTTCAGTTGAAATGTTATTTGATTTCAAGAGACAAATAAGTTCTGCATTCCGTGGCACATAGGATGAGATCATTTCGCAGATTCTGAAGAAGTATTATCCGGATTCTGGTAAGGAATTCTTCGCGGATAAATCTTCCCATCAGATGAAGTTTATCTCAAATTTCTGGCAACCATAGAAATGTATCGAGTATTGTACGCAACACGCAATATCACCGCAAGGAGATGCTTCATTCTAGTTCTTTGAGAATAGAGATGGATTTAACTTCAAGACGTTGAGTACCATTTTCAATATTGATAAGGAAAAACCTTTTCAAGTATTCAAAGAAAATGATTTCAGTGCTGATATTGTGACTGAAGGCGATTTAATGGGAACGGCTGACCGTAATCCTAATAAAGATGTTCAGATTGTTCAATCAGTCAGAGTTGATACATTATATGATTATCTTGATGTTTATAACTCTGGTGCAATTGCAACTAGATTGACTTCATATGATCTACTAAAGAAAACTGTTTCGGCAAAAACTCATTCTGCCAGAACTGAGTCTAGAATTAATAAGTCACCATTGTTTCCGAAATAGATAGTTGAATCGGTTGATCCGTTAAGAGTATTCGCGGCGAAACATTACGATGTAACTGATTATGCGAATAGTACTAATTCTAAATTCTTTCAATCTAGAATGTAGGATATGCGCATAATCAATTCATAGAAAATAGAGATTGATGTTTTTGGTAGAACTGATTACACTGTGGGCAAAGTAATCTATTATGATTCAAATGCTAAACTATAGATTACCGCACAGGATGATCCATCTAATCTATTGGATGTTGTTTATAGTGGTTACTATGTTATAACGGCGATCAATCATAGATTTACTAAGAAGGCACATCTGTGCACAATTGAATTATCAAGAGAAGGTAGTATAGCATGATTTATTTTGGTGTAGTTGAACAAAGAAGTACAAATGATAAATTCAAGATCGGCAGATGCAGAGTAAGAGTTTTCGGTGTCCATTCTGAGAATAAAGCAGAACTGCCGACTACAGATTTACCATGGGCAATGCCGATCCAAGACATCACATCTGCTGGTGTGAGTGGAGTTGGTCAGACCCCGCTGGGGCTAGTAGAAGGATCATGGGTGGCAATCGCCTTCGCGGATGAACATCGCCAGCAGCCTATCATCTTAGGTTCTATAGCCGGCGTGCCGTTTGAATCTCCTGATAACACTAGTCAGGAAGTTTCTGACCAACCAGTTGTGCCAAGAGATAGTACAGGCTCCGTAGTAACGGACTAGAGTGGAAATCCGGTAACAGATGGCTATGGTAACCCTGTTATTTCTGGTGACACAACTCCGGACACACTAAAGTACCCACAAGAACTCTCAATGACCGATGCTGGAGAGATGTTCATTATGGATGAAGAAGCACTGTCATCACTGACTGCGGGCAGAAACGACTATCGGAAGAACTGGAAAAACATACCAGATGAGACTAGAATCTATGCATACCAAGACATAAACAATGTCTGGACTATTGGCTTCGGTTCTACTTATCTGCTGGACAATTCCAGAGTAGGATCCGGGGCCGTTCTGACTAAGGCACAATGTATTGATCTGTTCAAGAACAAGCTGAACAAGGAATTTGTTGCTGCTATCAAACGCAATCTTTCTGCTCCTGTGACTCAGGGTATGTTTGAGGCTGTAGTCTAGATGGCATATAACATCGGTTACCCAAGACTGATCAAGTCTCAGTTCTTCTCATCACTGAATTCAGGTAGATATGATGAGGCTGCAGCATTGATTCCGATGACATATGCGAAGAATCTCGGTAACAGACGTGCCAAAGAACGCGAATGGTTTGAGAGAGATGGTTTCCCGAACTCAGAAGGCAAGATCGACAAGACGCCAGATCAAGTTCTGACAGAAGAAAAAACACAAAAAGAAGCTGGTAGATGGGTCAAACCTCCTACCTTTACTCAGCAGTCTAGCACTGGAGAAGGATTTAAAGATCCAAATGGTGTTTATCCCAGAGATAAGAATGAACCTGATTCTAACCGTCTTGCCAGAGCAGAGAACATTAATGAGACCATTGTTGCCAGAAAAGATGCAAGTAGAATCAAATAGGTAAAGACTGCATCTGGTAAGACATGGAAACAACCGCCGGTACCATACAATCCAACTTGGCCAAACAACCATGTCAGGATGACAGAGCGTGGGCATATCGAGGAGTTTGATGATTCTAAGGGAAACGAGAGACTCCATAGATGGCACAAGTCTGGCACATATGAAGAGATTGATGTTAACGGTACGAAGGTCACTAGAATCGTTGGAGATTCGTACGAGATTCTGGACAGAGATGGAAACATTTTCATCAAGGGAAATTGCAATCTCACTGTAGTCGGTGACGCCAACATTAGAGTAGAGAATGATGCAAAATTACAAGTTCTTGGTGATATGAAAACCGAGGTCACTGGCAATTACACTCTCGCTGTGGGTAAGAATTTTGCACTGCATGCAAGTGAAGGTATCAGTCTTAAAACAGATGGGTCATTCATGGAAGAATCCGCAGGTGAGACTTCATTGGAAGGATAGAAAATTCACCTAAACTCTGGCAGAAAAGTAGGGGGGCTGGAAATTCCGACAGAAGAACCTGGCGGTAAAATTGACCTACCTTTGCTCACAACTCCTACCAGAAAAGCAATGTTCAATGCAAACTATGAGACCCCAGAGGAAGGATCTCCAGCAGAATTCCAGGTGAGAAACGCCAAGGAATTCGATGAGGATGAGACTCAAGAGGCAACAGGTGATGCAAAGGAAGAAACTGTGGCAGAAGAAAAGACACCTAAACCATTAGCAACAGAATGTGAAAATCTGACTGATGCTGACATCGTTCCGCAATATCAATTGTCATCACTATTCAAACTTGGCGATGTTCTAACGGGAAGTTCTGGTTATCCTAGAGGCAAGAACTACGGCAAGACTGCTTCCGAGATCGTGTGTAACCTCAAGAAGTTGACAGTCAACTGTCTGAATCCTATTAAGGCTAAGTTCCCTAATATGCGAATCACAAACACTTGGAGATCAGAGGCCGTAAATAGTAAAATAGGTGGCTAGAAAACATCGGATCACTTGATTGGATGTGCTGCTGATATTCAACTGTCAGGTTTCTCTAGAGAACAACATTATCAGGCGATCATCGAGATTCAAAAGATACTGCCTGCATATAGACAATTGATTCTAGAATACAAAGGTGCTAGCACATGGATCCATGTCTAGTTCAAAGAAGGTGATAATCGTTGCCAAAATCTTACAATTGATGCTGCAATCAACAAGACAATTGGCAGTGGGAAATTTGTGTTAAAGGCATAAAATGGCAACAAGAACATTCACAGATTTTGATGCTGCTTTCATCAGTAATCCTATCACAGGAGATATAGCAGTCAAGACAGATGCAAGAGCAATTTCATTTGCCATCAAGAATTTGATTCTGACATTGAATGGAGAAAGACCATTTAATTCTAGCATAGGAACTCCTGTAAAGAAGTTGCTATTTGAATTGCATGGCGATCAATTAAATATCATGTTGAAAAAGATGATAGCAGATGTCATTCGAAATTATGAACCAAGAGCTGTATTGATTAACACAGATATCAAAGATAGCCCTGATAATAATGCTATCTATATCACAATCATTTACAAAATTGTCAACACTGAACAGCCAATAAGTGTTAATGTAGTATTAGAAAGAACAAGATGAGTAATAATCTTATCAAAGTAGACTAGTTGGATTTTGACGGAATTAAAGCCAACATTAAAACATTCCTTCAAGGTCAAGCTACATTCAGTGATTATAACTTCGAGGGGTCCGCTCTAAGTACTTTAATCGATGTTCTTGCTTACAATCTGCATTACCATTCGTTGTATACAAACATGGCTCTCAATGAGTCATTTATTGATTCTGCAAGTAAGTATTCAAGTGTTGTTTCCCTTGCTAAATCAATTGGTTATACTGCAAAATCTGTTACGTCTGCCAGAGCAAAGGTAAGAGTTGAGATGTAGGAAGTACAAAATCTTACATCAACACAATTGACTCTACCAAAAGGGACTATGTTCCGAGGTGTCATTGGAGACAATGAATATGTTTTCCAGACTTATTATGCTAAGACGGCCGAACTTTTAAATGGCAAGTTTGTATTTGAAGTAGATGTAATTGAAGGATCATATATCCAGACCAGTTACGTCAATTCAATTGGCACTACATTTGTTATTCCAAATAAGAATGCCGATATGACTTCGCTGACCGTGCGAGTTCAAGAATAGGTAAGCAATATATCATCACAGACATTTAATAGATCATTGGGCCTATTATCTGTTTCTAGTCAAGATTCTGTTTATTTTGTCAAACAAAGAGAAGATCTTTTCTATGAAGTTTATTTCGGCAATGGTGTCTTGGGTAAAGCTATAAATTCGGGTAATGTTGTTTACCTGGATTATTATGCCTCTTCTGGACAAGCAGCAAATAATTGCGGTCAATTCTATTACGCCGGTGGATACAGAGGCGATGCACTTTATCAGGTAACGACTCTGCAATTATCTGCAGGTGGCGCAAATGCAGAATCAATTGAGTCTGTAAAGTATAATGCACCTCGTAATTATGTTGCACAGAACAGAGCTGTGACCGACAAAGATTATATCTCACAGATATTGCAACAGTTCCCATTTGTAGAATCAGTATCTGTCTGGGGTGGGGAAGATCATTATCCACCAAGATATGGTTCTGTGTATATCTGTGCGAAACCATTTGACAGAAATGTATGTACTGCAGATGAGAAGTATGAAATAGTTGAATTCTTGAAGGCGAATAGATCAATGCTTTCTATTCAACCTATTATCGTTGATCCAACATATACTAATCTGGTGATTAAGACTGGTGTGTATTTCAACCCAGACAAAACAACTAAGACGGCAGATGATCTTTCTGTGCTGATTAAGAATGGTATTCTGAATTATGTAAATTCTCTGAATTCATTGAAAAAGAGTTTCAGATATTCTACATTGACTAAACTGATTGACTCTACTGATTACAGTATTGTTAGTAATTTGACTAAGGTATATGTCAAACAGTATGTAACTATTATCGTTGGCACATCTGAAACATATTCAGTGAGATTAAATAACCCTATTGACATCAAAGCAGGGTCTGTTAAATCTAGTAGATTTTATCTCCCTAGTTCTTCCAATTCCTTCTTCTTAATGAATTCACTTGCCGGTAAATTGGATCTATATGAAGTTCTGCCATCAGGGGTGGATCAATTCATTCAATAGATCGGATCTGTTGATTTCAAAGAAGGTATTATCAAGACTGATGCCATCACAATTTCTGGTTTATATGATGATGGTTTCTGGTTTGATATATTTGTGTCATCTTATGATGTTATTCCATTGAGAGACACGATTATGAAAATAGATTATCAAGACTGTGAAGTTCTTACTTATGTTGATTATGATAAGGTGCAGGCGAAGACATTCTCATCTATTAAATGAAAACAAATCTGATAACAAGCAATAGATTCCCGGAGTTCTTTAGAGAAGAATTCCCGGATCTAATTCAATTCGTAGAGGAATACTACAGATTCATTGAGGAAGATACATTCAATGGTAAGTTGAATTATGCTACTGATTTGGATCTTGCTTCCTCATTGGATGAAAAGTATCTGGATGTTTTCATTGAACATTACAGAAATCAATTTGCAATCGATGTACCTACATTCCCAAATATATCAACTGTCAATTTCTTAAGAAATGCAGCAGAAGTATATTCACATAAGGGTACTGAGAAATGTCTGAAGTTCTTATTCAGAATTGCATTTGGTGAAGAAATTGAAGTAGCATATCCGAAGTACAATATGTTACGTGCTTCTGAGTCTACTTGGACTCAGGAATATCACATTCGTTTATAGACACTTTACAAATTATCAGATGCATTTGTAATTGAACCGTATGACAAGTTGTCTTGGGTTAATGCAAAAGGTAGCTTCTAGATTAACGTAAAGAATGTAGAAGTTATCTCTGATTCTGATTCATTGATCTTCTTTGATTCTAGACAGCAATTCTATATTGACACAACTTCGGCGAGTAATCTTCAGAAATTCCAGATTAAACGAAATGGTATTAAAGTATATGAAGGGATCATTAAAAAGACCTTCAGCCATTTTCATGTACAAAAAGGTGGTAAGTATTGGCAAAAAGGTCAGGTCTTTGAGATACCTGGATCTAAGAAAGCAACAATCGGCAGAGTTTTTAGTTCAACTGGTTTAGGGCAGATTAAAACTGTAGAAGTGAAAGAATATGGCTATGAATTGCTAGAAAATTCATGGTGCACACTTCACCCATTCTAGAAGCCACCTACTGGAAATATCAATATAACATCTGAGATTGATTAGTTCAATTTCACTACAGGTGCTATCACAAAACATCACAGAATTGATATTCTAGATGATGTCGAAGGAATGACGGAGGTAATTGATGGTGGTTCATGGATTCAGACATATATGTTGTCTGGAGATTATTACCAGCATCAAGCACCAGAAACAGGCCCATATTATGGTTCGTTAGCATTTATCCAGACTGTAAGTCAGACTAAACCAATCCTTTTCACAGATTTCAATTCTTACACAATTGAACAGTGGAAAGAATCTGAAACTGTATTGGTCTAGAAATTCGAATACATCGTAAAGAGCAATGGCAGATTCGATGATTGGACTGGATTGATTTCTGATGCGCAATCCGTCATTCAGGATAGTTTCTATTACCAGACTTATTCGTATACTATTGAGACATAGAAATAGTTTAAAGAAGCAGAGTAGATAATTAAATTCAACCACCCTGCCGGAACTAAGTCGTTCATTCAATAGAGAAGAATGAACGACTTTGATTATACTATAACAGGGTAGAGAAGCATATCTTCTGATTATGTGGTTCTGTTTGATGATACAACGACGTTTGATTTTAATGTCAAGCATGTAGAAAAGATATTTGAAGATTATATTTCTTCTTCGGAAACACTTACTAAGAATGTATCGAAGTCTGGATTAGTAGACTATGTTCAATTTGGGGTCTGGGATCCAAATCTTTCATATGGTGATGTTTCTGGGACATCCGATACATGGTATGACATAAATAATGACTATAATTACCCAATATAGAGTGTTACATTGACTTCTTTTTTTGAGGGTGGTTTCTTAACAAAACATTTGGAGATCGTAGAATGATCAATGACAAAGTATTAGTAAGTGATTCAGGTGTAACTGGTCAGCTTACGATTAAACTGACGGCAGCCGATGGTACCGTCAAAGACAACAGAGAGGTGAAGAACCTTGTTGTAGGATCTGGTAAAGATTATATTGCCAGATTGATGAGACAAGCAGCAACAGGTGTTGTATATGCATCTCCTATGTCGCACATGGCAGTAGGTACTACACAAACGGCGGCAGTTACTGGTGATGTCGGTCTTGGCGCGGAAGTTGGCAGAGTCGCACTAACTCTTTCCTCTGGTGCAAACACCGGTGCAGGTCCTACTGCAACATACAGTGCTTCTTTTGGCCCTGGCGTTGGTACTGGTGCTCTGAAGGAAGCCGGAATTCTTAATGCTGCTTCTGGTGGCAATATGTTGGCAAGAACTACTTTCAACGTAGTGAACAAAGAAGCAGGTGATTCTCTTACTATCACATGGTCTATTACCGTTAACTGATTTTTGAACTGAGAGTCTTATGTCCGTTTTAAAGACCGATTTCGCTGGGGATGTTGCTGATATTATCGTCAGTGACATTCAACTCAAAAGATCTATCTGGTATCATTTCCTAGGTAAAACATCCGGCTATGAATACGGAGGGACTCTTCCATCTGTGATTGGTTCGGCTAAAGATGAATCAGATATCAGAAATGATTCTGTGTACTATAAGAAGATTTCTTCCAATGCAGTGTCGAAGGTGATCCCACGTGTTGAATGGCAGGCTAATACTGTTTATTCTAGATGGGATCACACAAGAAATTGCGTTTCCCCTCTGGAGACAGACGATTACAAGAATAGTTTCTATGTTGTGACTCAGGGTGCGGACCAGATCTATAGAGTATACAAGTGCCTGGATAACAACGAGAATCGTTTCTTGGATAACCCAAGTCTGCACTTTGCTCCGGCCGGCCTTAGTTCAAAGATCAAACCTACCTTCACAGGTGTTACTCCAGTTCGTTTCTTGGAGACAGAATGGTATAACTCTGAGACTGGTTATCCAACTGCAGAAGGTTCTCTTAATGCTGTGCTTGGGGATGGTTACATGTGGAAGTACATGTACGAAATTCCGAAGTATAAACTTAGACAATTTGGTAATTCATCTTTTGTGCCCGTGCAGAAAGCTATTTCTGACAGTTTCTATAACCGCGGCTAGATTGAGAATGTGATCGTTCTGGACAGTGGCTCTGGATATGATAACTACGAAGCGACTACTGTATCTGTGACGGATACTGGGCATGTGACAGGTTCTGGTGCATAGGTTTAGATCAGCTCCGTTTCACCCATCGGTGCAATCTCTGCACTGACTATTACCGGTGGTACTGGTTACACAGCTGGTGCAAGAATAACGGTGAGTTCCGTGTTCGGTGTAGGTGCGGTACTAGAACCAGTTATTACCGCTGGCGTGATCACTGGTATTACCATTGTGAACCCAGGATATGGTTACGAGACTTCTGACAGTGTGACAGTGTCTGTCGGCGGTGCTACATTTGGTGTTGCAGTTGCTAAAGAGGCTGGGACATCTGTAGATGGCAAAGAATACGTTCAGGGCGAGATCATCAAGGTTACTATCATCGATCCTGGCATTGGCTACACTTCCGCGCCCGATCTTGTCGTCTAGAACAATGCAGTTGGTATCTATCCGACTGGAAAATTCTTCAATGCTGGAGGTGTGCAGAATCCGACTGCAATTGTGAAGTGTATCGTCTCTGAGAACAAAGTAGTAAATGTTTTCCTGGAAGACCCCGGAATGGGATATCCATCCAATGCAGACACTGCTATCGTTGTTGCAGGTGATGGAAATGGTGCGTAGTTTGTGCCTATCGTCTCCAATGGCAGAATTATTGAAGTTGTAACACAGAATGCAGGTGATGGATACACATAGATCTCTCTGCGTGCTAGCACTAGTGCAGTTGGTGTTTCTCCTGCATCATTTGAAGCTGTTATCAATCAGTAGGATTTCACTTCTGATCAATAGTACATTGAGCAACTTGCAATCCCCGGTGGTCTGTATGCTGCCAAAATGTCTGACATCGCTACGGGTGCTATCACAAAGGGTACCGGATACACAGACAGCCAGTTTGTTTCTGTGACGGTTCTTGGTGATGGTATTGGTGCAAAAGCAGAAGCGATTGTATATGATGGCGAGATTGTGGATGTGAGATTCACAGATCCAGGTTATGGCTACACTTACGCCAATTTGTCTTTCTTTGACAGTCAACGCGAGAATTCTAATGTATCGCTGGAGGAAGCATCAGGTTACGCTATTGTTCCTCCTATTGGCGGACATGGTTCTAATGCCCCAAAAGAACTTGGTGCTCAGGGTGTCAGTATCTACGCTTCATTCCGTATGAGCAGTGCTCTGAACTATATCAATCAAGATTATAGATTGTATGGACTCTTGCGCGGACCTAAGGATGTGTACACAAAGCCACTCAAGTCGGATGAAACTCTCTAGACATACACCGTTGGTATCTCTACCAATGAAGTGTCGCTTGAAGGTTTCTATGAAAAGACTCTGGTTATGACAGATACTCAGTACGGTATCCAGAAGTTTAGAGTGCTATCAGTAAATGACGCAAAATCAGAATTGGTTCTTGTCCCAATGGGTGATAGAAATATCCCGCCATCTGGAGAACTGTTCCTTGAGACAAACACTCTTATCAGATGTACTGTGACAGAGATTGCTGACACACCTACCATCAATAGAAATTCTGGCGACCTGGTATTCTATTCTTACGAACAACCTTTTACATTCTCTGAGAATCAGGGTATCATCATCAAAACATTCCTGAATTTCTAGAATATCTCTCTATAATTCGGCCGTAAATACTCCTAGAGATTGTTTAGGAAAGACACAGAAACATGAAGAACTATAACGTCAGCCCATATTTTGATGATTTTGATGAGTTCAAGAATTATCATCAGATTATGTTCAAACCTGGTTACGCAGTGCAAGCCAGAGAATTGACTCAACTTCAGTCCATACTGAGAAATCAGATTGAGAAGTTCGGCAACCATATCTTCAAGCATGGTTCCATTGTAATCCCTGGTAACAGTTTTGCACAACTCGGTGTTGATTATATCACCATCGGTTCGTCATTCAATGGCACAATAATTGATGACACCAGATTCTTTAATAAGACTATCGTTGGTGTCACTTCCGGTGTCGAGGCCAAGATCATTCATATTGAGAATGAATTGTCGGCCAGCGCACCGAAGACCTTCTATCTCGCCTATACAAAATCTGGTATCTACACTCAGAGTGGGAACACTCTTGCTACTAGCAAATTCCTGCCAGATGAAGAAGTGTATGTTAAAACTGACATTTCACAAAGAGCACTGATCAATGATTTGGATCTGGTTTCTGGTGAACCTTCTCCTGTTGGTCTTGGCTCACTTGCTTTCGTCAACTCTGGCGTGTATTACATCAACGGATCATTCGTTAGCACACCAAAGCAGACCGTAACAATCTCCAGATACACCGTTTCCCCTTCTGCTCACATTCTGTTCAAGATCACAGAATCTCTGATTGAATATACTGATGATGAGACGCTGTTGGATCCATCTCAGGGTAGCTATAACTACACTGCTCCGGGTGCGGATAGAGTAAAGATCCAGATCGACTTGGTATCACTTCCACTGGATGCAGCAATCACTGATGAGTACGTTGAATTGATGAGATACAATGCGGGTGTTCTGGAAGAACACGCTCGTTTCCCAAAGTACAACGAACTCGAGAAATCATTTGCCAAGCGCACATACGAAGAATCCGGTAACTACGTAGTAGACGGGCTGAAGGGTTATGCTCAGGAATATCTTCGTGCAGGTAACAACAGTGGCAAGTTTACTGCCACATCTCCAGCAGAAGAGACTAGCTTTGAATAGAAGTTGGTGTATAATGTCACTCAGGGCAAGGCGTACATTTACGGCTTTGGTGTTGAGACACTGGTACCAAAACATGTAGTAGTTGACAAACCTAGAACTAGTGGCGCGCCAGAGCGACTGACCAAGAGAATCGCTTACGGTTCATATGTTCTGGTAAATGTTACTAACGCAAGTCAGTTGCCTGCGGCTGGCGGCACTATTACATTCTATGACACTGCGTCTGCTGGTGGCAATGTTGTAGCTACTGCCAAGTTTTTGACTGTAGATTTCTATGCAGGTTCTTCATGGGGTGCAAGAAGAGTAGACAAAGTTTACTTCTATGATTTTGCATATGCAAACGGGTACTCTTCACTGTCCACCTGTGCAAGAATTGTAGGCACTAGCACCACATTCGGTGCATTGGTCCATGAAACACAAGTTGATTCCACTAGCACCTGGGCATCTATCTCTACAGTAACCGCTATCAACGGCACAGAATTCTCTATCAGTGGGTATGATCAGTCCACTAATATGCTGTTCGTATTCAAATCTGGTAATACTTCTGGCACTTTTATGCCACAGCCAGGTTAGATTATTGCTACTACCTCTCCTGCTGCAAGTGCCAAGATTCTTTCTATTGGCTGCCTGTTCTCTGATGGTGCTGATAACCTTATCCAGTATCTGGGCAGAAATGGTGTCAAGACTCTGAAGGATTCTAACAGTCTGCCAGATATGGACATCACTACATGGGAAAGATTGACGATCAACTCCGGTTCATCTGTTTCTGGCACCGTGAGTTCTGGCACTATCGTAGGTGTTGATACTGGTATCTTTACTGTATACAGCCTGGCTGGTCTCCCTGTGTCTATCGCAGGGTTCAGTGTATCAAGTGGCGGTACATCTATCACAGGGCCAAACACTGCTGGCTACATCTGCTTCGTTCAGGTAAGAAAATCTGCTGCCGCTGCAAAGACGAAATCCGCGCAAGAAGTTTCTGGTACTCCATTCTCAACGACTTCTACTCTGGGTCAGAGAAAAATCACTCTACCTCATTATGATGTCGTGTTCGTGTAGAGTGTTGTAATCGGTGGCATTGAAAGAATTAATGATTTCAGATTCGAGAGAAATACTACTGAGTTTGCTTATCTGAACTCTTATCTTGAGTTGCGTCCTGGTATCTCTTCGCTGCCTGCAGGTCAGACTGTCCAAGTCAAGTATGTCTATCTGCAACACTCCGGAACATCTAGTTTCTTTAGTGCAGATTCTTATATCGGCATTCCAAACCATTACATTGAATCGTATACTCCTGCAAATGGTTCTGCTATCTCTCTGAGAGATTGCTTGGATCTTCGCACCGGAGTAAATTCAAATCCAGTTGTGTCCGGTTCTTCTATTGATACAAGTGTTACTTACTATCTTGGCAGAATTGATCTTGTCTGCATTGATAAATCTGGTAAAATCTTTGTTCAAGAAGGCAACCCTGGTAAAGCACCTAGAGTCCCTGCAGTGCCAGAAGATGCGTATGTTCTGGACAGATATGACCTGCCTCCATATTTGTACTCCATCAACGATATCAGTTCTTATCGTATGGCTGTTAGTACATATACAATGGAAGCAATTTCCAATATCGAAGAAAGAATCGATAAGTTGGAAGAATTTGCTACATTGTCGGTTGCAGAGACTCAATTGCTACAGACTAAGGTGATTGATGCTAAGACGGGTCTGGAGAAATACAAGACTGGTTACTTGGTAGAGAACGTGCAGGACCCATTTGAGATTGCTGATGTTCTGGCTACTGGCTACTCCGCCTCTACTTCTCCACAGGATGGCATCTACTGCCGCCTGGAGAATGAATCTATCAATCTGCAGTTGTATGTACCTGCCACAGAAGCAACTAAAGTGAGAGTGAATGATGGCGGATTTGTTACACTGAACTACGTTGAGTAGAATTTTGCGAAGTCGCAATACTCGTCCAAGATCGTTAACGTGAATCCATTCAACGTGGTGGATTTCTCCGGGACTATGGCTCTATCACCTAAGCAAGATTACTGGGTAGAGACATTGTTCTTACCTGAGGTAACACTGAGAAGAACTGCTTGGGCTTGGACTACTCAACCCGCAGCAGTGCCACCTGTTCTTGCAGAGCCATACAATATCCCTGAACTTCCATACACCGGTGTTAAATATGAACTACCAAACAAACTTGGTGATGCATATTACTCTGGTCCCTCAGAGATCAGTATAGATACAATCATGGGTTGGGATTCTAAGACACGCGGCCTATCTACGTGGGAATACCCTAACATCCAGCAATATATCCGCAACGGCTTAAATTTGAGATAAAATAAACTATGGCAACAACTTCTAGAAGATATGCAGTGACGAAACTGCTTGGATCAGAACCTCTGGTCTATATCCGTGCACAAAAAGTGACTTGTACTTATAAAGATGCAAGACCTAATACGGTTCTTCATATTTTCTTGGATGGTGTGAAGTATGATCACCGCATTGAACCAAGAGATTGGAATACTGCATCAGCATTCAAGTAGATGGGACAACCTGTTATTGTGTCTCCGACTGGTGAAGTGGAATTTGTTATCAATATTGAGGGCGGCAAATTCAAGGCCGGAGATCTGGATATCATCGCAACTGAAGCAGCAGAGGTAGCAGAACTTGCTATCAGCGGCAACACTCTTGGCAAACTGGATGCAAAATTCGTTGCTCAGGGTACTCTGCAAGTGTTCAGAAAGACAATCTCTCTGTTGGATGTTGATATTGTCCAGCCGCCACCTCCTCCACAGCCTGCTGGTACAGATCCACTGGCGCAGTCATTCTTCACCTATGGCAAACAAGGTGGTATATTCGTTACCAGTATCGAAGTGTATTTCTATACTAAGGATAGTACTTTCCCAGTCACACTAGAACTGAGAGAGATGCTTAACGGCTATCCAACTCGTACTGTGGTCTCTGAAGATGCAAAAGTAACACTATATCCACATCAAGTGTCAGTATAGAACAACGCATCGGTACCCACAAAGTTCACATTCCCTGTGCCCGTGTATCTGTCTCAAGATCAAGAATACTGCTTCGTAGTTGTATCCAATTGCAACACCTACCAAATCTGGGCATCTAAGATGGGTGAAAAGTCTAATGAGACTAAGAAAACCATCTTCGAACAACCATATGTTGGTTCTCTGTTTAAGAGCTAGAATGATTCTACTTGGACAACCGATCAGTTTGAAGATATGAAGTTCCGCATGAACATTGCAGATTTCACATCATCTGAAGCTACTGTTACTCTGGGTGGTGATTCTGCTAACCGTTGGGTCAAAGGTACTCAGTTCTTCACTACCGAGGGTAGCAATAAAGTTGTATATCGTTCTTTCGAGCAGCACGGTTACACACTGTTTGACAATAAAGAACGAATCGCTATCAATCCTATCTCCATTCACGCCAATTCATTCTACAATGGTATCAATGGTGCAAATCTGCAGGGTTCTTTTGGCATCACCAGAATCGTTGATGATTACTCTATTGAATTTGAATTGGCGGGTTCTGGTGCAGGATTCACCGCAGACACCACAGGTCCTATAAATTCTTGCGGTGTGATTACTCACATTGTATTCGAGAACCAGAATGCAGATAGCCCCATTCCTACCAGTCTGGTAATTCCTACTCCTGTCGGAGGTACTGCGGCAACTGCTACTGTTAACACTGCTGAACACTTTGGCACAGGGCCTAGATTCGTTGGTGCTACTGTGACCACCCCAGGTTCTGGATATACTACTAATGTTCAAGTAGATGCAGGTACTTGGCCAGGTATTGTGATGGCTTATTCTGAGGCATGGTTCAACGTCAGCATCAATAAGCCAATCAGCTTGTTCGTTCCAAATCTTGAGTTTGCAACTCCAGTCGGTACAGCACTGAGAGCATCACATAAACTTCTGGACACAAAATACCAGTACACCGGTGGTGATATGCCTACCGATCTGTATGCTGCTAACTTCGCTCTATATGAATCCATTATTGCAAACAGAGCAACTTCTGTGAACAATGGTGAAACAGATGCATCGTTCAAGCTGAATGTCGCACTTACTACTTCTGCTAGTAACGTTTCACCGGTTCTTGATCTGAGAAAAGGTGCTACCGTTACTTCTTATGCCAATGCGATCAACGATCAAGCGTTCATTGAAGATGTGAATGCTACTATTGCATCCAGTTCTGTTACCGGCTTCACACAATTATTTGGTGGTACTGGTTATTCTGGTGCCCCTGTTGTGACTATCATCCCTGCAGAAGATGAACCAAATAAAGAGAACATTGTAACAGCCACTGCTACTGCTACCGTATCTGGTGGCGCAGTAACTACACTGGCTATCTCCGGTGGTTCTGGCTACACTAGAACTCCTACTATCGTCATTGCCGCACCGGGTGGAGCAGGTCAGACTGCTACTGCTGCCGCTGTTATTGATAGAGTCAACTCTGAGTTGTTGCCGAACAACGGTTACGCTCTGGCTAAGTACATCACCAAAGAAATCAAGTTGGAGACTCTCTCTACTGGTATCAAGGTAATTTCCTTCTTGGCTTCTACTCCTGACACATCGGTAGAATGGTACATCAGAACTAGCATGTCTAACGATACCAGCACTCACTCTGAGTTACCATGGAAGAAGTTGAACTGTGATGTGGCAAGAAATAAATCCACTTCATTCGGTGACTTGTTCGACTATGAATTCTATCTGTATGATCTACCAGGTTTTGATACTTACAACCTGAAGTGCGTCATGAGTTCTAAGTACAAGAACATGTCACCTGTGATCAAGAACTATAGAGTTATTGCGGTTGTTTAATGCTCAAGCAGGCGGTTGATACATCTGGTAGACCTCTTTCTGGGGTCTACAAATCTCCTAATGGTAGCATAGTAGTGAAAGATCAAGAAGGTCTTAATAAATACTTGAAGGAAAAAGAGACAGAGCAGCGACTAGCAAATCTTGAGGATAAGCTAGACAAGATTCTGCAACTATTGTCTAGCCGATAATCAGGACTCCAAACAATGGCAAATATATTCTACAGACAGACAGCTACACCAGGAACACCATCAGCAGTAATCTAGGATTCTGCCATCAAAGGTTCTCCTCTTACCAACGCCGAGGGTGATTACAACCTCTGGGTGCTGAACGAGGAAATCAAGACCAAGGCTAGTGCTACCAACCCAGTGTTCAATGATATCGTTCGCATGAATGATCTGTATCTGGCAGGCGGTAGAATCAAGAAGTATGTAATCGCTTACTCTGGTATCGTTCCTACCTCCGGTGTTCTCATTGGTGATTATACACGAGGAAATGATGGTGAGAAGGCGATCTTTGATATCGCAGTGAAGTTGCAGAAGTAGAGCACAACTACACTGGAAGGCAAAGGGAAGATTTACTTCCAAGCAACCACTGGCTCTGCTATCACCGTATTTCACTGGACTAGTCATGAGTCTAATGAGTTGCCACAGAGTCTCCAGTTTGAAGTTTGGACTACTCCTACCGGCAATATTCGTATCTTCTGTGTGCCAACTGGTTCTGCTAGTTATGATCACATCGCTTTTGAGATCATGTTACTCGAGTCCGGTGACTTTGCTAAGTTTACACCTGCAAGAACTCTGACAGCAAAGGTAGTAACCGGATACACAGAGATTGTTAATGTGACGCAGAGACTTGTTTCTCTGGGTGATGTAGATGTAACTCATAGCGGATCGTATGAGTTCGTGGGTGACAGTAGAAAAATCAGTGCTGACCTGAGCAATGCGGACCACACTAAGAGATTCCTGATCACTTCTTCCGCTACAGATTCTTCTGCACAACTTGGTATCGCACCAAATGGCACTGGCGATGCCGCAGGTCTTATCTCTTACTCAAGTTCTGATGTCGCAAACACAAGTTTCACGTAGGTTGGGATTGATGGTGATGCAGCGGTAATTGAATCCGGTAAGTTCGGCACAGGTGTTTACAAGCCAATCTCTATCAAGTTGTCTGGTACGGAGAAGATTGAGATCGACCTGACCGGTGTGCCTGATTTCAAAGGCGACTCTGGTTCCATTCTGTACTCTGGTGCTATTAAGTTGGGTGGCAGAGAAGTTAGAAAAGTTGTAGCAGATAACAGAGTTGAGATTCTTACTGCTGATGGGACTGGTGTTACTCACTCATTTGGTGATAACGGTTAGATCACTGCTGGCGCCGGTAACCTCTATAGTCTGTCACTAACCACTGCACTACCTATTGCGTAGGGTGGCACTGCTGCGACTACTGCAAGCCAGGCACTGACTAATCTGGGTGGTTCTGTAGTAGGTAAATCTCTGTTTGGCATCGCAGATGTTACTTCTGCACGTGCTCTGTTGCAGACTCCTATCTTCGAGAATGCACCAAGGACGGCAGCATTCTTCCAATCAACTACACTTGAGGCTGGTTTCTACACCAACGATGGTAATGGACTGCAGAATGCTTCAGGCGCTGCTACTGCTCTGGCAGGTTACTGGCATGTGTTGGTGTTTTATCATGACAACACGGGTTATGCCGCCCAGTTGGCAGTGGAGTTGTCTGCCGGTAATGCTAGTAGAATGTATCTGCGTGTGGCAGAAGGTACCGCGTGGGGCGACTGGACTTCTATCGGTGGGCAGAGAGTAGTAAACGGCGGTAGTTCTGCTGGGACTCCTATCTATGCACTAGCAAATGATTGCTGCATCATGTGGGCTGGCAATAACGTATTCTTGCCCGCAAGCCCTGTCCCCGGTGACAAGGTCGTTATATACAAGCAAGGGACTTAGGCATGCACTGTCATGCGCAACGGTCAGAACATCATGTCACTATCTGAGAATTGTAACATCGACTACAACAACAGTACATTGACATTCACTTACATGGATCAGGGCATTGGCTGGACCATATCTTAACGCTTAGCAATGCAATTGGAGAACAGATGATTTATGAAATTCTAAAAGATGGGGAAGTGATCAACACTATCTCTGCGTAGCATGAATTCATGTTACAGAATTTTGAGCATGGTACGTATCGTGAACTGGTGATCACAGAAGTAGTGAATACGATGCCAGAGCCAAAGAGGGTGACCAGACTGGCTTTTCTGAATCGCTTCAGTGACGCTGAAGCTATCGCTCTGGACATTGCATAGCAAGGTTCTAGCATCCTGGCTGCTTCACTGAGAAGATTTCAACAGAAAGTAAATGCTGCTACCTACATCGACTTGGTGCTTGAAGAGACTATCGCTGGTGTTAGTGCTCTGGAGCAGATGGGCATTTTGGCTCAGGGTAGAGCAGACCAAATTCTGAATGCGCCAGTACAAACAAATGAAATTCCAAGAGGTATCTGATGAGTAACGTATAGCAATTCTTTGGTTCTGGCTCTGGTGCTACAGGTCTTTATCAGTTCCATGTAAGTACTTTCTCTGGCACATTTACTGCAAAAATCAGAACGAAATATCTTGTCACCGCTATTGGTGCGGGTGGTGCAGGTGGGGCTTATGGTGGAGGTGGAGGTGGTGCAGGTGGGTTAGCACAGAGCATTTTAACCCTAGAAGTAGGTGATGTTCTTACATATATCTGCGGTGCTGGGGCACAGAATGCAAATGGCGGGAACACTACTATTGCATTGAACGGTCTTGGTATTCTTTCGGCCACAGGTGGTAAATGGGGTGGATCCGGCACCGGATCTTCAACACCTGGAATCGGTGGAAACGGCGGCGCTGGCACCGGTGGAAATGTGATGAATGTGAATGGCGGCCGTGGCGCTAATGGCTTCCAGTATTCTTTACAGGGATTTTTAGCTGGGGGTGGTGGTGGAGCAGTAGGTGTGTATGGCAAGGTATGCGATGCACAAAATGCCGGAAACGGCCGTGGCGCCGGAACATCTGGTAACCCATCACTTACTTGTTACATGAATGCAATGGAACTTTCGTAGTCTGATATAACTGAAGGTGGTGTGTACAGCTATAACTTTGGGACTCTGACTCCTACCATCACAGGTGTAGTGCCAATCTTTCAGAATAGAATTCTGCAACCAACCGGATATACTTCTACTGGAAGCTAGAGTGGTGCAGGAGTTGGTGGGACACAGAGCGGCCAAAGTTATTATGATTTCATTGGTAACCCTGGTGGCATGTTTGCAGGCGGGGGTGGTACATATGGGACTAATTACTACGGAAGTGGTGGGTCTGGTGGTGCATTCGGCGGAGGCGGAGGCGGATCTGGCTTATATGCAAACCAAAACTATTATAATGTGACAGGTGGTAAAGGTGGTAATGGCGGTGTCATCATCGAGTGGATGGCTTACACACTCTGAATAAATAGATTAGTTCAAACAAATTGAAATAGGATAAGAAATAAGATGAGCACTTTAACTCAATTCTTCGGTGGTGGCGGCGTGCCAATTGGTTCTATGGTGGATATACCCGATCAAGCACCAAACGTGTATGAAGCAGGCGGTCAGACGTTCCTGAGATCTGGAGTTTCTGCACTGGGTTCTACTTATCCTCAGGTGCCCGCTTCAATCCGCGGATAGATCTATAATGCAGAGATCAAGCAGAATTTGCAGAAGTATCCACTGCCTTACATCGGCAGTTTGACTACTTGGAATAACTCAGGTCGTCTTCAATCAAACCCCCCATCATTTAAGATGGCAGCCAATGGTACGACGATCATTGGATTTCCAGTGGGTTGGAATGCTGCTGCCGACAATACTAGATGCTAGATCTTCTGTCGTTCTACCGATTCTGGCGCAACATATGAATATATTGCATCTCCCTGGGTAAATGATACAATTGCATCAGATGAGTATCCAGCAGCGCTATATGGTTGTGCCGGGTTATTCTATTTTAATAGTGCCTTTGTGTGTGTTACTAGAAACGGTAATATCTATAGATCTATAAACAATGGTTCTACATGGACTTTAATAGCTAACATATCTTATGGTGGAAGAGTAGGCAATGTAGAAGTTGTGAATAACAGAATGTTTATTCTACCTGGATAGGATGGACCATTTAACTAGAACGGCACTGCTTATGCTTCAGTTGGACTGAGTAGATATGCAGATTCTCCTAGAGCACTCCAGGGCACGGCATCTCAACTTTTGTATTGGTAGTCTGATTCTATTACATGGTCAATTGTTGACGTAGGTGAATCACAAAGATGGACCGATATTGCTCACAATGGCAGCGTCTATATTATAACTTGCGGCGCACAAGTTATACGTAGATGTGTCACAGCTGGTGACCCAACATCTACTTGGGTACTACCTACGACACCCCCACCTGCTTTATTCTAGGGTTTTCTTCCACCTACAGTGTAGGTGTGTACAACTTTTGGTACAGTGCTCATCGCTGCAAATCCAGGACTAAATTCATATGGTCAAAGCATGACATATTATACTGCGACTCTGTATAATAGAGCACTTTGGTACAGTACAGACAATGGTGTCACTTGGGTTGGTGTTGGACTATCTAACAATACATCGGAAACGGGAACGGGTGCATATATTTCTGCTCCTCAATCATCCTTTCTATTTGATGGTACTACTCTATGGTTCAGATGTGGAAAGACTTATAAGACGACTAACGGTACAACGTGGACTGAACATACTTCTACCGGATAGGTAGATTACACGACTTCAATACAGGGAGATCTAGTAAATGTTGGTGGTACTTGGCACGGTATCAACTGGGGAATACCACAAAGTGGTGGCGGAAATGGACCACTTATCAACTTCTATAATTACACTACTGCCAACATATTCACTACTGCGACTATAGTAGACCAAGTAGCAGATGGGTTAACTGTAGAAACAGTTCTTTGGAAAAACTAGAATACGGTTTTGCTTTTCCCTGGTATCCCAGATGCACAAGCAGGTGCAGTTCTTCTTTCTGGACTTAGATCATAGGCATAGGCAGGAAACCTTAATAGATTTGCAACGGATTATAACGGAACATCGTTTCTTAATGGTTTTGGATCATCACACTACGGGTTTGGTATGTTCCGAAAATATCTGTACACCACTGACGGCGGGGCAAATTGGTAGTATGGTTTTATGCCATACATGGCGTCTTGGTCTTGCCCGGGACTTGGGCAGAATGGTGATGTCTATGCTACAGCGAATGGGTCTAATGCACAATCACAGTTCATCAACTATCCTACACTATAGACGATGACAGATGATAGAAGAATCTATAGAACTTCTAATTTATCTTCTTGGACTAGAGTAGCAGATCTTCAAGCTAGCACACAAGCACTGAAATTTTTTGCAGACAAGAATCAAACATCTTCGAATATCATGGTATTTGATTTTGCATTCGGAGGATTTAGATTCTTTAACTAGAAAGATTCAGGTGCAACTTGGACATCTGTTTATACTTTGGCTACTGGCCAAGGTGCCGGTGGCACAATAGGTTATCAAGCTTAGTTAAGAATTGTGAAAGAATTTTATGCTCCTTCTGGTGGCACATATATCGCATTTAGCTGCCCAGTCGGTTTCGGTGGTGGGTCAACAGGATATTCAAGTGATAATACTTCTATCATTTTTAGCCCAACAGATTTTTCTAATGGGACAATTGGACAAATACCTTTATCATAGACTGCATTGAATACTAGATTTACAGACGGCGTGAATTATCAGTTCAATATGTTGTTTGGTGCATGTTTCACAAACACGGGTAAATTGGTATTAACATTCGGTCAAGCAGAATATAGAGTGGTTGGCAGCATACAGCAGCCAATTACTGGGGCATATCAAGTTGCGATGTAGCAAGATCTGGGAACGAATTGGGTAGTAAGATCTTTGTCTGCATATGACAGCACGTATTAGATCACGGGTAAAACATATACTTCACCCATTTTCTGCTCATATGATTCATCTACTGGGAAATTATTTATCAGATATGATGACAAACTTCTCACATCTGGAGATGATGGCACGACATTCGGTTTAACAAAAACATCTAGAACAGCAAAAGCTATTGTTTCAAGTAATCTTGGGTATGCTTACAATACTGCAAACAATGGGGCGCCAGGAGATCACGGCTTTAACCGTGATGGCATCTCTACTGGTATTCACACCAGAGATGATAAGATCTATACCACTTATAACGGTAACTTTATCGGTGGTCTGAATGGCGACTACATCAAGAATGGTAACTATGTCTCCCCGCAAGCAGGTGTAGTGAAATACATGCGTGTGGCTTGATTATATACCTGTTTTAGGATATACTATGACACAAGAACTAATGATGAAGGCTGATTTCAAATAGATGGGCGGCGAACCTGAGATTGATGTCCGCCTCGCCTATATCGACAATGTATGGGTGAGGCAGATGCACTTCAAGAAAGCAGGGGAGAAAAATACTCCCCACTTTCACACCAGGGACCATGCCTCACTTCTTGCTAAAGGTTCTGCTAGGCTGACGGTCAATGGTGTGTCTACTGTGTACCATGCACCAGCGATGCTCTTGGTTCTCAAGAACTACAAGCATCAATTCGAGGCACTAGAAGATGACACAATGATTTACTGTGTCCACGGACTTAGAGACAAGTCTGGTTCTATTATTGATGCCGACATGATCCCACCTGGCACAGAACCTGATTGCATCGCCCAGTACTGTGAAGATATTGTCCCGACATATCACCCAGATTTAGATGATCACGAGCACTAATGCAATTCATTGATGAGTTCATAACAGAATAGGAGAGAAGTTCTCTCCTTTCTTGGGCTAATGAGAATTTGCCATTGCTGTTGCCAAATGGCCCCGGTAGGGAATTCAGGAGACTGAGTGATCTATAGCACATTCCAGTTCTGAACATAGTCAGGGAACGAGTTAAGGCACAGTTCGGTCTAGAATATCCAGATCCATACTTCACAGATTTCTTGTCATTCAATCAAGAAGGTGCAGAGATCCATCCTCATACCGACCCTATCCAGGATGGATTTACTCAACATACGAGAATAAATATCATCATACAAAAACCACTTAGTGGTGGTGATTAGATCCAAGATGGTAAGATTGTAGTGCTGAAGGAACGCATGGCATTCAAAATAGTAGCAAGTCATGTAACTCATGCTTCCACTAAAGTAATTGGCAATGTACCCAGGATCAATCTGTAGTTTGGATTCCAAGAAAAGAGAGAAACAATATGACATTAATCGTCGTTGATACAGGAATTAGACCGGAAGTTTATCAAGAACCCGTTGCCCCAGTTCGTCACATTACTAAGTTGGCGTTCATGAACAGGTTCACTGATGCAGAAGCGATTGCTCTGGATCTTGCCTCTATTGGTGCTACTGTGAATGCAGCGGCTATCCGTAGGTACAAAGAAAAGATCACTGTGGCTACTTTCATCGATCTGGATAGAGAAGATACCCGCGCGGGTGTTCTTGCTCTAGAAACTTTGGGTCTACTGGCGGAAGGTAGAGCACTGATCATTCTGGACTCTGTTATCCAACAAGATGAAGTCTTCAAGGGTCAATAATAGCAAAGATTCTATACAGATAGACCTTAGCACCAACTGAACCTGGAGGTTAATCATGTTCAAAGCTGCTTTCTATAAAGGTGTTCGCCCCGGGCTGGAAGGTCTCTACTAGAGAGCAGTTCATTGGTGGACTAGAACCCCATACTCTCACTGTGAATTCCTGTTCTCTGACGGAGTATCTGGCTCTGCATCTTACGTGGATGGTGGAGTCCGACTGAAAACTATCGAATACAATCCAGAGCATTGGGACTACATCGAACTTCCAGACCAATGGGAGAATGAGATAAGATTGAAACTTGCTACTAAAGTAGGTCTCGGGTATGATATCTTGGGCAACTTCGGTTTCATCTTCCCATCTTTTGACAATACCAAGAATAAATACTTCTGTTCTGAGTTAATGGCTGAGTTACTGGGAATTGAAAAAGCGCAATTATTCAATCCAGGCACTTTGTACTATGCTCTTAAATTGGCAGTAGATAAGAAGGGTTAGTAATGGCGATCGTTTCAAATAGAGAACAATTGAAGGCTTATGTCTTTAGAGCACTTGGCGCGCCGTTAATTAATATCGATGTTGCTACTGAGCAGCTGGAGGACAGAATCGATGAAGCCATTGCATTTTTTCGCGAGTACTATTGGGATGGCATTAAGAAGGAATACTTCAAACACCAGGTTACTGCTCAGAATAAACTGGACAAGTATATTGTTATCCCTGATCACATCTGGTCAATCACAAATGTATTCAATGCTAGTAATAGCACAAATGGTCAACCAAATATATTTGACCTTGAATACCAATTAAGAATGAATGATATGAGGGATCTAACCTCAACAAGTATCATTTATTATGAACAAGTTATGTAGCATATTTCTTTGCTACAGAATAGATTGAATGCAGATAGGCAGTTTGATTTTAACCGACTTGAAGGTAAATTGTATCTCAATCTGAATTGGGATGTCAAGATTTCTGAAGGTGCTTGGATTATGTTGGAATGTTACGCTGCACTAGATCCAGAAACATCTCCTAAAATGTGGAATGAGAGATTATTCAAGGAATATGTAATTGCACTCACTAAGATGCAATGGGCACAAAACCTGAGTAAATATCAGGGTATGTCTCTTCCTGGTGGTGTAACTCTGGATGGGCAGACCATGTACAATGCAGCACAGGATGATATCGAGAAAATTGAAGATCAGATTATGAATTCTCTGGCACCACTCTCATTCTTTATAGGATAACCAGAGATAGTTCCATTACCAACGAACGGGGGTAGCAACTAAGATTATCCTTTTAATATGATTGTATATTGCCCTGGATCTTTGTAAACCCCTCTTAGCAAAAAGTTTTTCACTAGTTTCACCACAAGTTTCACCACAAGTTTCACCATGTCTCTTCACGATGATCTTCAGTTAATTAATACTCACGCTGCAGAGAAACTTGCTACACCAAGAAAGATTAATGGTGTAGAGTTTGATGGTACAATGGATATATCAATTTCAGGTGGTGGAGGTGGAACATCTGGTGATGCTACTTCTATTGCTGGTGTTCCAGTTTCAGTTTCTTCTTTAACTAATGGTGATGTACTACAGTATTCGGGTTAGAGTTGGTCCAATTTCGGTCAAGATAATATAACAGATGGTGGGAATTTCTAATGGCGAATACAGTAAGAATCAAAAGACGTGCCCAGGGTGGTGCTGCAGGCGCTCCTGCTAGTTTGGCTAATGCCGAATTAGCCTTTAATGAAGTAGATGATGTACTCTATTACGGCAAAGGAACTGGCGGTGGCGGTGGCAGTGCAACAACAGTTATACCTATCGGTGGACCAGGTGCTTTCGTTGGTCTCACCGGAGCGCAGACGGTTGCAGGAGTCAAGACATTCTCCTCATCTCCAATTCTCCCGACTCCAGCTATTTCTGATAACAGCACTGCTGCTGCGACTACTGCTTATGTTAAAGCACAAGGTTACATTACAGGTAACCAATCGATAACAGTTTCTGGCGATGCTTCTGGTACTGGTACTACAGCAATCACTCTCACCCTGGCGAACTCCGGTGTCACCGCTGGCACATATAACAACTCTGCCACACAGACACAATCCTTCACAGTTGATGCTAAGGGTAGAGTTACTTCTACCGGAGCACTAACCACAATTACTCCTGCTTGGTCTAGCATTACATCCAAGCCGACTACAATTTCTGGATACGGCATCACTGATGCTTATACCAAGACGGAAACGGATACACTGCTGCAAGGTTTGGATCCTAAAGCATCTGTAAGAGCTGCGACTACTGCTAACATCACCCTCTCTGGCACACAAACGATTGATGGTGTAGCACTGATTGCAGGTGACAGAGTTCTGGTAAAGAACCAATCTACTACATCTCAGAATGGTGTCTATATTGTTGCTGCAGGTTCTTGGACTCGTGCTACGGATATGAATTCCTGGGCAGAAGTACCTGGTGCTTACATGTTCGTGGAGGAAGGTTCTACTCAGGCGGATTTTGCCTTCGTATGTACTTCTAATGCAGGCGGAACTCTTGACACAACTGGTATTGATTTCGTGCAGTTCAACGGTGCTGGCGGTATCACTGCTGGTACTGGCATCGTTAAGTCTGGTAACACAATTTCCGTCAGTACAGAATTAGCCGGGTATCATAGCAATGCAACTAATGGTATAATTACCCGAACTGCATCGGGTACTATCGCAGCAAGAACACTGTCAGTCTCCGGTACTGGCATCAGTGTATCGAATGGCGATGGTGTAGCCGGTAACCCAACGTTCTCTCTGTCTGCCGCTCTTTCGACTGTTGGTGGTCTCACCCCTGCGGCTGATCAGTTGGCATACTACACAGGCGCAGCATCAGCAGCACTCACTACATTGACAACATTTGCTAGATCTCTATTGGATGACACCGATGCATCTACAATGAGAACTACATTGGGTTTAGGCACAATAGCAACACAATCAAGTTCAAACATAAATATAACCGGTGGTTCTATCACCGGTCTAACCACCTTCGATAATGTGACTATCGATTGCGGCACATATTAATTTGAACTTGAGGATGCTATTAAATGAAATTCACTCTATCTGATCTCACAGAACAAGAACTGAATACAATCTTGAATTCGTTGGCTCAATAGCCATATGTTCAAGTATTCCAGTTGATCGGTAAGATTCAACAACAGTACCAAGTACAATCTCTAGATTCTAAAACAGAGTAACTCTCTGGATAATGAATGGCAAATACCCTACTATTAAAGCGATAGTCCACGGCTAGTGCCGCACCTACTACAGGGCAACTAGCATTAGGTGAACTTGCAGTCAATAGTAGGGATGGTACTTTATTTCTAAAACGAAATAATGGTACTACTGACTAGATCGTAAAGGTCTGGACAGATCAATAGCTGATAAACAACAGTCAGCTCACTAACGACTCCAATTTCATCACTAGCACAAACATTAAAACCATAAATGGTGTTTCTGTCGTTGGGACAGGTAACATCAACACTGTGGCGGCTTCTGCATATGAAAAAAGAATATTCAGCACTCCTACTGTAGGCCAAACTGTGTTTCCGATTTCTGGCGGATATCCTGCTAATAAAATCGAATTTTTCAGAAATGGTATAAAGCTAGTAGCAGGTTTGGACTATGATGCTTCATCTGGGACTTAGATTACAATATTCGGAATATCTACTTCTTCTGATGATGTGTTTGAAGCGTATTGGTTTGATTCTGTAACTAGCCAGTCACAAGTTCAAGTTAGAGATGGTGGATAGGATTCTGGGGCTATAATGGATTCATTTCCAGGTGAATTATGGTACATGAGTGCCGGAAATAGTCTGAAACTTCCATCAAATCCAGTTGTTGGCAATTTTGTCAAAATTCACAAATCACATGGGTTCTCAATGACAGTACTTCGCAATAGTCAGAACATAATGGGGTTGGCAGAGGATATGACTATTAATGTGTATACATCGGTATAGATAGAATTTGTCTATGTCAATTAGACTTATGGTTGGGCGATTAATTAATGACTAAAGCAACACAAATATCGTAGGTTGGTGTTGCCAACGGCATAGCAACTCTCGATTCAAATACTAAACTTTCAGTGACACAATTTCCAGCTGTGTCAGGCGACATTTCTATATCAGCTGGTTCCACAGTTTCTACGCTCACGGCTACCGGTGTTGTTGCCGGAACATATCAATCAGCAACTCAGCTTAGAAACTTCACAGTTGACGCGAAGGGGAGAATTACATCAGCTGGTAGCGATATTCTTATAACTCCCGCATGGTCCAGTATCACATCTAAGCCAACTACTCTTGCTGGATATGGCATATCTTTAACAAAAAATGATGTTGGTCTTGGTAATGTTGATAACACATCTGATGCTACTAAGAACTCTGCGACTGCTACATTAACCAATAAGACGATAGATCTATCAAATAATACTTTTGTAGCAACTTCAGCACAACTAGCTGCGTCAATAACTGACGAGACTGGAACTGGGTCTCTTGTTTTTTCGACATCTCCGGCTTTAACCGGAGTTCCAACAGCACCGACTGCTACTGTTGGAACGAATACTGCACAACTAGCAACCACTGCGTTTATAAAATCAGAAAAAGATGCAATTCTGAGCAGAGGGAATAATCTTGTAGCAAACGGCAATGGTATTCTTGGAACACTTTACAACTGGAACAATGTTACCGGAATCTATGCCGATGTCCCAGTTGGGGCAAAACAGGCTTTTAGATCAATTGGATCGGGTACTCAGAATAACAATTCGACATCTGAATTTATCCCGGTAAATCCGAATAAGAAATACTATTCATCAATAGCATTTAAACAATTAAATGCCGGTGTTCTTGCTCGGGCATATATGTATATTGCTCCGTATGACGGCGCTGGTTTGAGTATCCAGCCGACAAATTACATGGAGCAGGCAAATACACGGACAACGTTAGCACTCCCCCTAAATAATGGTGATACTACTATCACTCTGACATCAGCTGCAAACTGGTGGAACTCTACTTCAGATCACAGAAGTTCTATCATTTTCTGGAACTGGACAGATTCATTCGGAAAGACATGGCCCCCTGGTACGTATTCAAGATACTATTGGGCTGCTGGTTTGTGGGCTGCTGGGGGTATTTCTGGAAACGTTATCACCCTTAAATCACCCTGGGTAGGTGGAAATTTTGCTGCTGGACATATAGTGGGCAACGGTTCATCCGGCGCGTCGTATTTATATCCAATTACCCCATATCCAGTACCAGAATCATGGACGACTTATGTAGGGACTCTAACAGGGGGAGTTCATACAGACTTAACATCGGCAGCGACTACCGGGCTACCAATATCAACTGCATCTGTTGTTATCGGGACATTGACGGATTACAACGCTACTGGCGGCACATCACAGATCATATTTTCTAATGTGTATTTTTCCGATGTATTCACTCATACAATCGATCAACTGGAACCAGTATCTAAAACAGCTAATACATTCTATGCTGCTCCTAATGCGGCTGCTGGACAACCGTCATTTAGAACAATCGTTGCAGCTGATATTCCTACATTAAATCAGAATACAGCTGGATATTCTGGGGCAGTTCTAGTAGCGGATACGCGATCAGTAGCATCAACACCGCAATCATTTAGCAATAGAATTCAAGCAGATTTTAAAGCCAATACCACAGATGGTCTTAATGATGGTGGCATGTATCATGGTGTTCTGACTCTCAGACAATACGCATCTGGTTCTGATTGGTCGGGTGGCGGAGTTAGACAGGTCGGATTCACAGACAATCATAATCTCTGGGTGCGCGGAGCAAATGCGGACACCACATGGTCAACATGGAAACAACTAGCATTCACTTCAAGCGATATTACCGGAAATGCTGCATCTGCAACGACTGCTGTTAGACTAACAAATCTAACATCCACTACATCGTCAAACGCTGGGTTAGACAACACAGAAAGTTGTGTCAGTTACATCAGTGGAATTTCTTTACTGGGTCAAGTCGATGGTGCTTTGTATTCGCATGTCTATTCTTCTTCATGGAAACATAACATATATGGAGATTATAGAACAGGTCAAATTGCTGTAAGAGGTAAAAATAACGGCACATGGCAACCTTGGAGAACAGTTTTAGATTCGGTTAATGTCAGTTCTTACGCACAAGCCCCTCTAGTATCAGGGACGAACATCAAGACGATCAATGGTGTGTCCATTCTTGGTTCTGGGAATGTTACAATCTCCGGAGCAGGGGGTGGAATAACATACACCAAAAAGATTGCAAATTACACTGCAGCGGATAAAGACGGTATTCTTGCTGATACTTCAGCAGGTGCTTTTACAGTAACTCTCCCATCTTCTCCCACTGTTGGTATGCAAGTATGGATTGCAGATGGTTCTTCATGGGCACTAAACAGTCTCACTATTGCACCTAGCACTGGGGCATAGATAGGTGATCTTACAGTCAATGAGAGTCTGATTCTTGATATCGCTGGTATAGAAATTCATCTGATCTACACTGGCTAGAAATGGTTGTACTATTACAGCAATTTTGGTTCTAATGGTTCTGCAATTACATTTGAGAAACAAGCACAGTTTAGTGCTACCGGAATTACTACTATCTCACCTATATTCACTGCACCAATTACTACCTACAGGGGTGGTAACTTCAGACTGACGATACAGAATGGATCTGCTCATAGATACATGAACTTCAATGTTCTTCATGATGGTACTACCGTGCAGATATATGATTTCTTCGGTGTATCACTTGAAATAGGAAGCACAAATGCTACTATCACTGCAGATATAAACACTGGTATGATGAGAGTATTGGCAGCGAGTTCATCTGGCTAGATCTCAATTAAAGGTGTCGCAACACTCATGGTGGTATAACGATGGCTACATTTTCATCTATTCTCGGGACACAAACTTCCGTCACGCTTGCTGGTACAGAAACTCTAACTAACAAGACACTCATTACCCCAGTCATAACAGATGGAATCCAAGTTGTATCAACTAATACTTCGGCAGTTAGATCAATCACATATGTTCTAAGCGCGGCTGTAAATATAACATTGCCAGCGACACCTTCAGCAGGTGACTGGGTTATCATAGTGAATGCAAGCGGTACAATAACTCCTATTGTACTCAGAAATGGATAGAGGATCATGTCTCTGCTAGAGGATTTTACTATCAACTCTAAGAATGTCTCACTGAAATTTACATACACGGATTCCACTAGAGGGTGGGTAATACAATGACGTTAAGACTCTTAAATTCTGCCTACACATCAGAGAATCTTCTATATGAAAGTCTCATCACAGAAGCAGTTGAAATGCATGGTGATGATTTCATGTACATACCAAGAACATTTGTTGCTAAGGATGAAGTTCTTGGAGAAGACAGACTGAGTAAGTTCAAGAATTCATATCCAGTTGTGATGTACCTAGAATCTATTGACGGATTTGAAGGTCAGGGGGCAATGATGTCCAAGTTTGGTCTTCAGATGGACCAACAAGCTACACTGACTGTGGCAAGAAGAACTTGGGATCAGACTGTTGGTCAGTATGGGCAAACGATATTACCGAATCGCCCAGCGGAAGGTGATCTGATCTATTATCCAAGGACAAAAGCGCTTCTTGAAATTATGTTCGTGCAACATTCAAATCCATTCTATCAACTCGGGCAATTATATGTCTACAAACTCACAGTTGAGAAATTCCGTTACTCGAGTGAGAAACTAGAGACAGGTGTAGCCTCTATTGATGCATTCAATGATCTAGCTACAACAGGAACTGCCAATGTAGAAACTCCACAATCATTTGGTGATAACACAAAGCTTAAATCAAAAGCTTCTCAATTCATCTTAGATACTAACAACCCGTTTGGAGATTTATGATGTTTGACCAAGCATTCTATCCAGAAACAATCAAGAAAGTAATCATCGGGTTCGGTGCACTTTTTTCTAATGTCCAAGTAATTAGACGCAATGCTGGCACTACTGTAGAAGTGGTTAAAGTACCAATTGCGTATGGGCCAAAAGAAAAGTTTATTACTCGGCTTGATGCAGATCCTGAATTGACGGCTGGAGTGTTTGTCGCACTTCCAAGACTTGGGTTTGAAATTACAGGATACAATTTCAATTCAGCTGAAATGACTAACCGTAATAACAAAATTTCTTGTGCTAAGGCAGATGGTACAACATTTGTATACACCCCTGTCCCATATGATCTCACTATACAGTTATATGCATTGACTAAGGGTACTGAAGACGGTCTTGCGATTGTTGAGCAGATTCTACCTCTATTCACCCCTGAATATACATTGACCGTTAACACATTGCCAGAAATGAATCTTGCAGTTGATGTCCCGATTATTCTGAATGGTGTTTCTGTTCAAGATGATTATGAAGGTGATTTCAGCACAAGACGTCTCGTGACTCATGTATTTGATTTTACTGCTAAGGTGAAATTAGTCGGACCGGTTAGAGGTAATGGTGTCATTTATCGCACTGAGACCAATCTTCCAGATCCTATGGGTTCTACTCATGTTTAGCAAGTAAATCCTTCTACCGGTGAATTGATCGTTGATGATTGGAGTATTAATTAATGTAGAAACCACATTCATACAATGGTAATCCTCAGCTAAAGGCGGCAGGAGTTGAAATCCAATGGTCAGAAAATAATATTGGAGAATGGATCAAGTGCAAATATGATCCAATCTATTTTATCCAGAATTATGTAAAAATTGTTACTGTAGACCATGGTGTACAGCCTATGAAATTATTCAAATATCAAGAAGATATTGTTTATTCTCTATGGCAGAACAGGAAGACTGCAGCTGTAATCTGTCGCCAGGCTGGAAAAACTACGGTTGTCGCGGCATTCGTGTGCTGGTATATTCTTTTTAATGATCACAAAACAACCGCAATTCTAGCTAACAAAGCTTCTACAGCAAGAGAAATTCTTTCACGTGTACAGTTTGCATATGAATTATTACCTAAGTGGATCCAGCAAGGTGTAGTGGAATGGAATAAAGGTTCTTTCGTTCTGGAAAATGGATCTAGAGTTCTTGCTTCTTCTACATCATCTAGTGCAATTCGGGGTTTTACTTGTGTCGCCGGTGACACCGAAATAACTGTGCGAAATAAAATAACGGGGGAAGTGAAGAAATTGTCAATAGAAAAATTCTCATCATTAAATAGACAGAATGCAAATTCATCTAGTGATGAGGAAGATATAAATGTACAAATTCAATTTTCATAATATATGGTTAGAAAAATATTTCAATCATATTGAGACCTCTGAGATAGTAGAAATAGGAGAGAACCACCACATATATCCAAAGTGTATATTTGGTCCAAATGACATAACTAAGAAAATCTCTGTTCTAGATCATTTCAAAGCTCATTGGTTTCTGTACAAAGCATTTAAAGAGTACAAAGATAGAGATAAAGTTCAGTATAGAAATATATGCTTTTCACTTTCATAGTTTAATCAAGTAAACAAAACAAGAAGAAAAAGACTATAGACACTGACTGAAAATCAATTAGAAGAATATGCCGTTCTTTGTTCTGAAGCCAGACAAGCAAATACAGATGCTTCTAAGGGTGAATTAAATCCATAGAAAAGACCCGAAGTTAGAGAAAAGATTAGCAAAGCTAATAGAGGTAGACTAAAGGGCACAAAAAGAAGCAAAGAATAGATAGAAAAAGGAAGTAAATCTATAATTGAATAGTGTGCTGGCAAAGAATTGATACCAGTATATCATGTTATAACTGGAGAAATATGTAAAGTGCATTATTAGATAGCTCCGATACTACATGAGAACTGGCAAATAGGAAGAAAATTCAAAGAAAAGGATAGTACATTATATTGGCCACCAGAATATCTCCAATTAAAAGATTCTCTTAGAAGAAAAGAATACACAACTGGTGTCAAAAAGTCTAAGGAACACTCAGATAAAATCAACAAAAACCCAGACAAGATTCGAAAGTCTGTCGAAAAACATCTAGGTTCAAAAAGATCTGAAGAATAGAAAAAATTGATGAGCGAGAAAAGAAAAGAATATCTCAAATAGATCGGTGGTGCTTCTAATGCGGGCAAAAAGATATATCACAACCCGCTGAACATTGCGGAGATTGTTCAGTGTTTCCCTGATCAACAACCAACTGGGTGGTTACATGGTAATCCGAATGGAAGAAAGAAGAAATTTAATGAATCAAGAACTAATTGATGTTAGTGAGTGGGAAATCTTGACTCCATAGGGTTGGCAAGATTTCTCAGGCATTGTAATCACAAAAGATAGAGAAACTATAGAACTTGATTCTGGTCTTGTCTGTACACCAGATCATAGAGTAATGAGAAATGGCAAATGGATAGAAGCACGAGAGCTGCCACATTCTATTTCAAAGACACAAACGGTTTATGATCTTTCTAATGTAGCAAATGGCAATCAATATATTACCGGCACAGAAATAAGTCACAATTGCTCTATGTTATTATTGGATGAGTTCGCGTTCGTTCCAAATAATACCGCAGATGAATTCTTTGCTTCTGTATATCCGACGATCTCTTCTGGTAAAGAATCTAAGATTGCAATTATCAGTACACCTAACGGGATGAACCATTTCTATAAACTTGTGAAGGATGCAGAATAGGGATTGAACGGGTTTAACTTAACTAAAGCTATTTGGTAGGATGTACCCGGCAGAGATCAGAAATGGGCAGACGACCAAAAAGCAGTATTGGGTGAATCTAAATTCGCACAAGAAATGAATTGTGAGTTCCAGGGTGCTAGTAATACATTGATTTCTGGTTCAAAGATAAATGCTATACCAGTAGAAGTACCGCTAGCTGTGTCTCCCACCCTTCATGTATATGATGAACCAAAGCCAGGCAATCAGTATGTCATGAATGTGGATACTGCTCGAGGTACTGGGAATGATTATTCTGCATTTACTATTGTTAATGTCACATAGCTCCCATATAAAGTGGATGCTGTGTATGCAGATAATGAAGTAAGCCCATTGCTTTTGCCAGGTGTCATATTGAATCTGGCTAGAAAATACAATAATGCATCTGTGTTAGTAGAAACGAATGATATCGGTGAAAGTATAGCATCTTCTCTGTACTATGATTATGAATACGAAGAAGTGATCATGTCAGATAGTAAAGGTGAAATGTCTGCATTTGGTGGAGAGAAACCAGGCCTGAGAACTACAAAGAAAACAAAATCAGTAGGCTGTTCTGTCCTCAAGACATTGATTGAGAATGATCAGCTGATTATCCGCGATTCAGAAATTCTGTATGAACTATAGAACTTTGCTCTTAAAGGTTCTTCATATGAAGCAGAGAACGGACATGATGACAGAGTTATGACCCTTGTTCTGTTCGCTTACCTAACTACACAGGGTATTATGGCAGAATTGACAAGTTAGTAGGCGAAAGCAAGAATTATTGAATTGAGGCAGAAACAAACAGAAGATGCAATGATGCCTGCTGGATTCTTTTCTGATGGGACAGAATCTGAAGCCGATACGTTTCACTTCTAATTCAAGAATTCAAAAGTATAAATACCTAGTGAACATAAGTTCTACAATATTTTAATTTGACAAAGGAACATAAGATGGCAATTTCCGTTTCACCATCAGTTGTTGTTACTGAAAAAGATCTGACAAACATCGTCCCAGCAGTATCTAGCTCTGTTGGTGCTGCGGTTATCGATGCAGCATGGGGTCCAGTTATGGATGTCACAAGCATTGATTCCGAAAATGTTTTGATTCAGCGCTTTGGTAAACCAAACAACTCAAACTTCAAAAACTGGTTCAACGTGGCAAACTTCCTTGGCTATAGCGCCTCGGCTCTCGTTGTTCGTACCGATACCGCTGGTCAATTCAACTCTGTTTCTACCCTCACAGGTAGAGTCGGTGTTGTAACAGTTGGTGCCGGCGGAACTGGTTACATTCCCTCTGAGACTTCGGTTTCATTCTCTGCTCCACAGGTCACCGGTGGTATTCAAGCTACAGGCACTGCTACCATTTCTGGTGGTGTGATCACAGGTATCGTTGTTACTAATCCAGGTTCTGGCTACACTGCAGCCCCTACTGTAACTGTTGCTTCTACTGGTTCTGGTGCCAACGCTACTGCTACTGCTACTAAAGTAGATGGCGGTATCAAGATCAACAATCTGGATTCATACCAGATGTCTTATGCAAATGGTGAAGGTGTTGTTGGAGAATTTGCTGCTCGTTACCCAGGTTCACTGGGTAACTCCTTGACTGTGTCGATGGCAGACTCTGCTACATTTGATGCATGGGCTTATAAAGCAGTCTTCGGCATCAAGCCAGGAACTTCCGACTTTGCTACTTCCGTTGGTGCTAGCAATGATGAAATGCACGTGGTGGTGGTAGACGCTGATGGCAAGTGGACTGGTACCGCAGGTACAGTGATCGAATCTTATGCTTTCCTGTCCAAAGCATCGAATGCTAAGAAATCTGATGGTACTTCTTCTTATATCAAGAATGCTATCAACAATGCATCACAATATGTTTACTGGATGGATCACCCAACAGCAGTTTCTGGTACTGGTGCTGACTGGGGGGCCGTGGCTGTCAATGGTGCAGCATATAAGAGCTTGACTGCAGCCGTTACATCTACTCTAGCAGGTGGTGCAGATGATTATGCCTCTACCAATGCTGACAAAATTGATGCATATGCTCTGTTCGCTAATGATGAACAGTATGACGTTAGTTTGGTTATGGCTGGTGATGCAGACAGAGAAATGGCTCGCTTTATCATCGATAATATCGTTGAAGTCCGCAAGGACTGCATGGCATTCGTTTCTCCTAAGAACGTTGGCACCGGTGAACCAATCATTGGCTCTAATGCTGATGCTGATGAAGCAATTGTTAAGTACAAGAATGGTGATGGTGCATCTCTGACTTCTCTGCCTTCTAGCTCTTACGTTGTGTTCGATTCTGGTTACAAGTACCAGTACGACCGCTACAATGATGCATATCGTTGGGTACCACTGAATGGTGATATTGCAGGTCTGTGTGCGCGTACCGACTACACCGATGATCCATGGTTCTCTCCTGCTGGTTTTAACCGTGGTCAGGTGAAGAATGCTATCAAACTGGCATACAACCCAACCAAAGCTAGCCGCGATACACTGTACTTGAATGGTGTCAACCCAGTGGTTTCTTTCCCAGGTCAAGGTGTCGTTCTGTATGGTGACAAAACCGGTTTGGCTAAGCCATCCGCATTCGATCGTATCAACGTGCGTCGTCTGTTCATCACATTGGAAAAGGCTATTGCCACTGCTGCTAAGTACCAACTGTTTGAATTCAACGATGGTTTCACTCGTGCACAATTCCGTAACATGGTTGAGCCATTCCTGCGTGATGTCAAGGGTCGCCGCGGTATTATCGACTTCAAGTGCGTTTGTGATGAGACTAACAACACTGCCGAAGTGATTGATGGTAACAGATTTGTTGCTGACATTTACCTGAAGCCATCACGTTCCATCAACTTCATCCAACTGTCATTCGTTGCTACTCGCACAGGCGCAAGTTTTGATGAAATCATTGGCGGCACTGCCTAATATGAAGATTGGGACTTCGGTCCCTTTCCATCATAAATATCGAAAAGGATAACATAAACATGGCACAAATTTCACAATTTAAAGCTCAAATGATCAATGGCGGAGCACGTGCTAACCAATTCATGGTTCAGATCACGTTCCCTACTATTGTTCCTAATGCAGCACTGGCAGGTCAGAAATTGCAATTCGTTGCAAAATCTGCATCACTGCCTTCTTCTACAATCACCGATGTGGCGGTAAGTTTCCGCGGTCGCCCAGTACATTTTGCAGGCGAACGTGAATTCCAGCCTTGGACCATTGAAGTGTACAACGACAATGATTTCACTGTACGTAATGCATTTGAAGCTTGGGTCGACACAATCCAGAACGCAGAATCTACAAACGGCACACAGAACCCTCTGTTGTATCAAGTGGATATGCAAGTTCTGCAAATGGACAGAAATGACCAAGTAGTCAAGGAATACACCTTCAAGGATGCATGGCCGATGGATGTTGGTCAAATTGCACTTGATTGGGAAGCTAACAACCAGATTGAAATCTTCCCTGTGACATTCCAATACAACTACTGGACGTCTTCTTCATCACAAGGCGCTACGGTAGCTTAAAAATAAGGGCTTCGGCCCTTATTAAATATGCTTACTTGTGAACTTTAATTATATCCTCAATGGCTAATCCACTATTCAATTTTTTCGGGTTCTAGATCAAACGATCTGAGGAAGAGAAACAACTTCCTAAATCGGTTGTCCCTCCAGACCTAGCAGACGGTTCTATTGTTATCAATCAGAATTTCGGCAATGGTATTCTTGGTGATTCTTATACCCTTGCATTTGATCCAGATGGTCAGATTAAGAATGAGATCGATCTTATTCGCAGATATAGAGAATTGTCTAGATACCCTGAAGTAGCAGAAGCCATTGAAGATATCGTTAATGAGGCTATCATTATTGAAGGTGATGACAAGCCAGCAGAAATAAATCTTGAAGAACTAAAAATCTCAGAGTCAATCAAGAAGAAAGTCACAGAAGAATTCCAAAAAATTCTCACATTGATGAATTTCAATGAAGAAGGTTATGAATTATTTGAAAGATGGTATGTTGATGGGAAGATCTTTTTCCACATACTTCTAGATGAAAATCATTCAAATGGTATCAAAGAATTGCGATTGATTGACCCTCGTAAGGTCAAGAAAATCAAGAACGTGATCAAAGAGAAATTGGCAAATAGTGTAGAGATCGTCAAGGAAGTACAAGAATACTACATGTACAATGACAAGGGTATTGCAGATGGTACTAGTCAGGGTGTCAGACTGAGTGTGGACTCTGTTGTTTACTGCCATTCTGGATTGATTGACTCACAGACAGGATTAGTCCAATCATACCTGCATAAAGCCATTAAACCTGCTAACCAATTGAAAATGTTGGAAGAAGCGGTTATCATTTACAGATATACTCGCGCACCAGAACGTAGAGTTTTCTATATTGATGTAGGTAATCTACCAAAAGGTAAAGCCGAGCAGTATGTCAGCGATATGATGAACAAGTTCAAGAACAAACTCTCATATGATGCTGTTACCGGTGAACTTGCTGATTCAAAGAGACACCTGTCAATGATGGAAGATTTCTGGATGCCACGCCGTGGAGATAAATCCACAGAAATTACTACACTGCCAGGTGGACAGGGGCTCGGTCAATTGGATGATTTGGATTATTTCAAGGACAAGTTGTATCGTTCATTGAATGTACCCAAATCTAGATTCGTCCCAGATAGTGGTTTCTCTATTGGTAGATCAGATACTGTTTCTAGAGATGAAGTAAAATTTGCAAAATTTGTTGGCAAACTGAGAAGCAAATTCAGTAATATCTTCTTGGATGTACTTCGTATTCAATTGATTTCTAAGGGTATTTTCTCTAGCAAGGATTGGGAACAATTCAAAGAGAAGATTAAAGTCACTTACGCTAAGGATAACTTCTTTGCTGAGCTGAAGGAAAACGAAGTATTGAATACTAGACTTCAGACTGCTATGCAATTGGATCCATTTGTCGGCAAGTATGTAAGTAAAGAGTATATACAAAGAAAAGTACTCAGATTTACAGATGATGAAATCAAAGAAATAAATACACAAATGGAAGCCGAGATAAAATCTGGTGATATTGTTGACCCAGTAGCAATGATGCAAGAACCACCTCAGGCATAATCTTTAAGGAATAAACATGACAACAGCACGCGATCTAGTAAATACAATTCAATCAGGCAAAAGTGCTACTATCCAGGCCACTTTTGACTCTCTCATGACAGAGAAAATTCAAGAAGGGATTGAATCATATCGTCAAGCAGTGATTGACAACACATTCAATCCAGAATTGGTCTTTGAATCTACAGAAGAAGAAATCGTAGAAGATGCAGATGATTCCAGTATTTCAGAAGAATTTGATCTGTCTGAATATACTCTGGAAGAAATTCAAGAGTTCATGGAATCAGAAGATTTTGCTACTCTGGATGAGTTGAGTCAAAATACTCTAAAGTCATATATCAATAAAGCTCGAGAAGACGGCAAATATAATTCAAAACTTTCTTCTAATGCACATAGGGCATCACAGACCGTTAAATTTAAATCTCGTTCTGATAAAGATGCAATGATTGACAGAGCTGAAAAATATGGGTTTAAAGCAGATAAAAGATCTGCTGGAGAAAAGAATGCAAAGGATAGATTGCACACATATAAAGAATCCGAAGAAGAAGTTTCAGATCGTCTGGCTAAGGACTAATCAGAATGGCGAAATCAGTTCTTAAAAATACAGAAACTGTTTCCGTTGTAAAAGTTTCTGGTCTTACTGGTACTACTAACGAGACTATTACTCTGGCTACTGATTTGCTTGCATCATCTCAGACTGCTCCTGGCCCGTTCAAGGTTTGGATCAACCATATTCAGTGGTAGGTCCAGGGTGATAATGGCGCATCTAAAATAACGATCACACGTGGTGGCAATCAAGTCATTGCTCTATTTGATAATGGTAATGTTTTTGATTTTTCTGGTAATGGTGGATTTGCAGAAACATCTGGTGAAGCATCCGATCTAATCATTTCAGTAGTAGGAAACGCCACTGCATATATCACTCTGCGTAAAGCAGCAGGGTATAAGTCTAAGGTCGAGACTGCAGAGTTTGGCTCATATGACAACGTAACAGTAGTAGGAAGCTAATCATGTTGCTTTTAAGAGAATAGGTTGATTTTGCAGATGTTCAATTGTTGACGGAAGCCGATGCATCGGGAAAGAAATCCCTTTACATTGAAGGAATCTTTGCCCAGGCAGAAAAGAAAAACCGCAACGGCCGTATCTATCCAAAATCAGTGATGGAAAAGTCTATAAATGGTTATATTGAAAATCATGTGAAGAAAAAACGTGCACTCGGCGAAATTAGCCACCCAGAGGGTCGACCACAAGTAAAACCAGAACTGGCATCACATTTGATCACAGAACTTCGTTTTGATGGTAATGATGTATACGGTAAAGCCCGTGTACTGGAAACTCCACAAGGACAAGTTCTTGCGGGTCTGTTGAATGGTGGTGTTCAGATGGGTGTTTCTACTCGCGGTCTCGGTACCGTGGCTGAGCGCAGTGGTTCTACATTCGTCAATGATGACTATGTTGTTATGGCTATTGATGCTGTGGCAGATCCTTCTGGCATCGACTGTTTTGTAGACGCAGTTAATGAATCACAGCAATGGCTAGTACTAGATAATGGCCAGGTTGTAGAAAAGATGCAACAAGAAATCAAGAAGACTCATCTAACCGAGGAACGTAAGTTCAAGATGTTACAAGAGTTTTTCGCTTCTCTAAAATAAGAAGCATAACAGATTGATGGTTTATTTGAATAGTTGCTTTTTA